GCCCGCAGCATCCCGGCGGCCCGGCCATGGTGGGCCCGGAGCACAGCCGCGCCGCGCCCTACGACGCCGCCACCGCCCAGATAAACGCCACCAGTCCCAGCAACGAGCTGGTCCGCCAGCGCCGGGGCTCGGCCAAGAAGGCCGAGCCCAAGCCCAACCTCCATGGCCGTAAGTTTGCGCCGGCCTAGCCTTTGCTGGCCTTGAGCGCCGCTAGGCGTTCGCGCTGGCGCGCGGCGCGCTCCTCGGTGATCTGTTTGAGTAGCGCCCAGGCCTCGGGCGTCATGGTTTTGGGCAGCTGGCTGCGCGCGCCCTTGTACCAGCGCGGAGTGTCTACCCCCTGGCCGGGGCGCTGGGCCAAGAAGCGCTTAACGCGCGCCTTGGCCGCCTCATCCAGCGGCTCGCGATTGGCCACCAGCAGGAAGGCGGGGATGGAGAGATCATTATTTAGAGATGACATAGCTGTCTTTCCAGGCGTGCTTGGAAAACATGCGGCGTTGAAGAAGGCCGCGGCGCTCCAACGAATAGATGGTTGTAGTCCCCACGGCCACCTTTTCGCCCTGTAATACTCCGTTACTGCTGGCTTCGATGTAGAGCCGCTCGTTATCCAAGCCCTTCCACCAGCCGCCTCCTTCGGGCGTGGCCATGCCGCCATGGGCGCGGATAGCATCTAAAGTGCGCTGTTGGGCTGTGCTTAGTTTAATCATGTTCCCAGTTCCTTCTGCCTAGTCCTAGTATCATATACTAGGTTCTCTCGGAAGTAAACCCCTAAAGGAGAAACGCGATGCCGACCTCGGACGATCTTACCGGCTTGGGCATGTCGCCCTTGCTGGCCGCCGTGCTGGGCAACCAGCCCACCGGCCTGACTTGCACCGGCACCACGGCCGCCGCCGCGGCCATTATCAAGACGCACAACACCGCGCTCAATGCGCAATCCGCTCAAACCGCGGCCATCTTGCCCGCGGGCGCGCGGGTGGGCACCGAATGGTTCATCACCAACGGCACTGTCTCGGCGACGTCGGCCGTGGTATTCGTGCCGGTGGGCCACACGCTCTTCGGCTCGCTCGGCACCAACCCGGTGACCATCGCCCAGAACCGCGGCGCGATATTCTTCCAGCTCCAGCCCAAGCAGTGGATGGCGTGGGCCAGCACCGGCCAGTAAGGTAAAGCGACGAAGATGCCGCTCACTTTGCTGCAAATCGTCAATGCGGCCCAGGCCGAGCTGGGCCTGCCGCAATCGGCCACCGTGGTGGGCAATAGCGACGCCACCACCCAGCAGATGCTGGCGCTGGCCAATCGCGCATTGGATGAGCTGAGGCGCCGCAACCGCTGGACGGCGATGCAGTTCGAATATAACCTCGTCGTCAATGTTCCCGTGGTTACCACGGGCAACATTTCTACCGCCACGCCCAACGTCATCACCAACCTGGGTAGCACCACCGGCGTGGTGGCCAACTACTTCACGGTCTCGGGCAACGCCATCCCCCAGGCCGCGCGCGTGCAAAGCGTGGACTCCACCACCCAGGTGACCATGGACATGGAAGCCGGGATTACCACGAATCTCACCGGGGGGATCATCACGTTCGCTCAGGACACCTACCCCATGCCGGCGGGCTTTGATTGGTTCAATAACCGCACGATGTGGGACCGCACCAATAGGTGGGAGCTCCTCGGCCCGGACTCGCCGCAGATGGACCAATGGCACCGCTCCGGCATAGTGGCCACCGGGCCGCGCCGGCACTTCCGCAAGATCGGGCCCTACGCCGATACCTTTCGCATCTGGCCGCCGCCGCTGGAGATCACCTCGCCACTCCAGCTCGTCTTCGAATACCTCAGCATCGCCGCGGTGGCGGTGCACGGCTCCGCCAGCACTTTCGCCCAATACTTCGCCAACGATGACGATACCCCGCTATTGGACGATCAGGCCATCATTCTCGGCTTGGAGTGGATGTTCTGGCAGCGCAAGGGCTTCGGCTACGCGGAAATGAAGAATGACTGGATCGACTATGTGGACCGCCTCAAGGCCCGCGACGGCGCCGCCGCGACGCTCCAGCTTGTTAAGCGCCAGAACCCGATTTTCATCAGCCCCAATTCGGTACAAGACGGCTTCTTCCCTGGACCTGTGGGGCCGAATATTGCTTAAATTACAATAGGTTAGTTGCCATACGATAGGCCCTTTACAAGGGGCTAAACGTTAATTAAAATTACTCCCTTAACCAAGGGGAGGTATCCATGCGCGATCAATACGGCGAGAAGAATTCATCAGCACTGCTTACCGAAGTGTTGGTTCATGAGCTACGGAGGCTAAGGGCTGCGGGCTGGATTTATAAGGATTTAGAGGAGAAATTTGACATAGATGGGGAAACCATCCGAGATGCAGTAGTTATGCGGAGTTGGAAGCATGTTAAAACGCCCTATGATGAATTTATTTTGCTCCATGGTGATAAGATTGGCAAACATTTGCCCCGTGGGATTAAGATAACAGCTGAACTTGTAAGGCAATTATTTACCTATGATCCCTTGGAAGGTGTTTTGCGTTGGAATGTAAAGGGCCGGGGGATACAGTTTGGTGAGCCAGCTGGCTGTTTAACCAACGGGCAATTGAATGTGAGTATAGGAGGAAAGGGTACCTATGTTCCCCGAATAATTTGGCTATTTATGACAGGAAAATGGCCTCAACATTTAGTTGATCATAAAGACGGTGTGCGCTTGAACAATAAGTGGAAGAATTTACGCGAAGCCACTAATAGTCAAAATTCTATGAATATCAAGGTTCCTTCTAATAATAAATTAGGAGTAAGAGGGGTTATTCAAAATTCTAACGGTACTTTCACTGCCTATATAAATGCGAATAAGAAGCGTACCTATCTAGGCTTTAGAATAGCAACGTTGGAAGAAGCTATTAAGATACGGAAAGAAGCCGAAATCAAATATCACGGACCATTCAGAAGGGAAAATTGATGGCCGAGCCCGCCCAGCCCAATCCGCCCCAGGTCATCGTCGCCGGCTGCCTCATTCAGCGCCAGAGTCCACAATCCGTGCCCAAGCAAGGGCCTAACAGCTAGTGGCTACCCCCTTAGCCGACCGCCCTGCCATGGTGCGCGCCCTAGCCGGCCGGCGCACCTACGCGGCCGATCACCCTATCAACGGGCGCTCCCCGATCACGGCACCACCCGATGACGAGGGAGACAGCAACCCCATGCCCGAAACCAATGGCTCTGGCGGCGGCACCCTCGTCTACCTGGTGCGCCACGGCGCCACACAGCTCAATAATACCAGCGACACCTCCCAGGACCGCATCCGCGGCTGGACCGACGTACCCTTGACGGATGAGGGAAGGCAGGAGGCCGAGAAGGCTGCCGCCGAACTCAAGGACAAGGGCATCGGCTACATTGCGACTTCGGACCTTTCGCGCGCGCGGGAGACCGCCGACATAATCGGCAAAGCGCTGGGCATAGAGCCGGTGCCGATGATGGGTCTGCGGCCCTGGAATCTGGGCGAATTCTCGGGCAAGTCCACCAAGGAGGCGCTGCCGCAGCTTGCTGAGTATGTGCAGAAGCGCCCCGACGAGCCCGTGCCGGGCGGCGAGAGCTTTAATGCGTTCAAGGCCCGAGCTTTCGAGGGCCTTGCTGACGCATTGAACGCAGCGGGCAATAAGCAGCTCGCGCTAATCACGCACCACCGCGTCGAGCGCCTCATGGAGGCCTGGCTCCGCGCCGGCCAGCCGGCCAGCCACGCTATCAACATCCCCACCTTCCTCCAGAAGGGCGGTCCCCCGGGCGGCGTGGAGGAGCTGCGAATAGACGCCGATGCCCTGGGCGGGGGAGGCGAAGGCGGCGATGGCGCCCAGCCTGAGGGCCAGCCGCCCATGATCCCGTGCGAGCCGCCCCCGGTCGCTGCAAATGCCTCGGCCCAAAATCAATAGCGTTTTTTCTTTATTCATGGTATAGTTGGCCCCGGTGCAATAACCGGGGGGACTACGATGAGAAAGCCTTATTACCATTGGCGTTTCTTTGTCTACACTCACATTAAGGCGAGTAACGGGGTAGTTTTTTACGTTGGCAAGGGCGGCCATTCCAAGCGCGCTAAAAAGCGCGACTATGAACGGGCCTATGAACCCCGGCCAAGCAACAAGCATTGGGATCGCATCGTTAAGAAGCATGGGTTGTGCGTTGAAATTGTAGCTAGCTGCCGGAGCGACGCGGAAGCCCAGCGCCTGGAAAAGGAACTGATAAAGCATTATGGCCGCCTGGACTTGGGCGCCGGCACGCTTATAAATTTGACCGATGGCGGCGACGGGCATTCTGGAATAATACTTTCTGAAGAAGCCCGCAGGAAGCGTAGCGAAAATGCGAAAAAGCCGCGCTCGGAAAAATGGATCGCTGCCATCCGCAAGGCTAGAAAGAATGGCGGCAATGGCGGCGTGGTGAAAAAGGGGGATAAGTTGCCTGAAGCTTGGCGCAAGGCAATCGGTAAAGGAATTTCTGGTGAGCGGAATGGTCATTATGGTGTAGGGAACCCTAAGCCGGTTAAGAATATAAAAACAGGAACGATTTATCCGAGCATCAAGGCTGCGGCTGAGGGTGAGGGGCTAAGTTATGCTCGCGTGTATTCTAATTTAGAGAAGATGCCCAAATATAATAATACAGATTTAAGATTTGTTTGACCCTTTAACAATGAGAATGCCCGCATGCTCAATGCATTGAGGGGCCAACCAGGAGAACTCTAATGTCGCTTACCGGACTTTGGGGCTTTGTCATTATCACCTTCGAATTGGTGATAATCGGGGCCATCATTTTCCTTGGCATCGATTTCGTGGTCGCCGGGGCTGAACAATTCAAGCGCATCGCTAAGCTGGTGGTGGGATCCGCGCTATTCCTCTATTGGCTTTTTGCAATCGGCGCCGCGCTCGGCATCGGGGGTGGGGTTGCTGCGGCGGCGATCTCCCCGGTCACGCTGCTGCTGCTCGGCGTGGGTATCATCTGCCTGTTCCTATTTGTCTACATCATTAATATGGTCATCGACTATGTTACCTTTATCCCTGTTCCGCTAAAGGATGTGCTTAAGACGATTATCAGCGCCATCGCCATTATAATCATGCTCTATATCGCGGCCAATGCGCTCTCGGGGGGTACCCTGATGGGCGGCCAATTTCACCTCTCCAAATAAGCACCAGCGGCCCGTGCAAGAACTCCCGCCCTACCCCCCGGCGCCGCCGGATATCTGCCGGGGCTGCTGATGCGCAAGCTCAAGGGTTATGCCAAGGCGCCCTTCCCGCAGCCCGACGTCGTGACAAAGGCCGTCCCGGTGCCCACCGAGGGCTGGGATGCCATCTCGCCGCTCGCGGCGATGGACCCGAAGAGGGCTCCAATTTTAATAAATTGGACCCCTCGTCCTGGTTGGGTCGAACTCCGTGCCGGCTACGGGCTTTATCAGATCGGATTGGGCACTGGCACCGGCTCCCCGGTGGAAACCCTCATGGTGCGCCGGAGCCCTACCAATCAGACCATGTTCGCCGCCGCTGGCGGCAAGATCTACGACGTGAGTTCGATCGGAGTCAATGCAGTTGTTCAGAGCGGACTTACCAACAACCGCTGGCAATACGTCAATTTCGAGCCCTCGGGCGGCACCCAGGTCATCCAACTTGCCAACGGCCAGGATGCCCTTAGACAATATGACGGCGCAGTATGGACTCAACCGGCAATCACTGGATTGCCGGGTGGGGCCAGTACTTCGGCCATCTTCTCCATCTACGCCCAGAAGAGGCGGCTCTGGTACCTGCTCAACAACAGCACGCAAGTTGCCTTCATGCCCACCGACGCCATCTCGGGGCCGATAGCGGGTTCGCTGGAGCTCGGTGCCTTGTTCACTAAGGGGGGCCATCTCCAGTTCATGGCCGATTGGACTATGGACGGCGGCACCGGGCCGCAGGACTATGCAGTGTTCGGCTCGTCGCAAGGCCAGGTCGCGCTCTATTCGGGCGACGATCCCACCAACGCCAACAACTGGGCGCTGGTCGGCGTGTTCAACCTCGCGCGCCCCATCGGGGTGCGCTGCACCACCGTCTCGGGCGCGGATGTCGCGCTCATAACGCTCGCGGGACTGCTGCCGCTCTCCCAGGCGCTGCCCTACGATCCCTCGGCGGATCGCTCGGTATCGCTGACCTCGCGCATCCAGAACGCCATGGCCGACGCCACCACGGCCGACGCCAATAATTTTGGCTGGCAACTAATCAACTACCCAGCCCAAACGTTGGCCATTCTTAATATTCCGCTGACCGAGAACAGCCAGCAAGTCCAATTCGTGATGAATACCCTCACGGGCGCCTGGACCCAGTTCAATGGCTGGAACGCCAATTGCTTCGAGGTCTACAACGACCAGCTCTACTTCGGCGACAATGCCGGGGGCGTGCAACTCGCCTATTCGGGGGGCCTAGACGGCTTGCGTCCTATTTCTGCTGATATGCAGGTGGCCTTTAATTGGTTTGAGGACCCCGGGCGCACCAAGCGCATGACGATGATCCAGCCCCTCATGGTGGCGTCGGGGTCCATTACGCCCTTCCTCGAGGTAGACGAGGATTTCGGTTCATCTTCTGCCGCGGCGCCTATCAGCATTCTCCAAGGCGGCGCGGCATGGGACTCTGCCCAGTGGGACGTGGACGTCTGGCCGGGCGCCACCATAACCATAAAGAATTGGCTCTCGGCCCAGGCGCTCGGCCACGCCCTCGCGGTGCGCATGAAGGTCAACGTTGCGGGCGCGGCGCCCCCGGCCGCCATCGGGGAGTTCGACTTCTCCGTGTTCGACACCGCCGTCTTCGATGGCGCCTTCTCCCCCGGCCCCGCGCCGGTGCTCCAGGTCAATGCCTTTAATACGATTATGGAGATGGGCGCATTTGTTTAGGCGTGCTGCCCGTATTCTCTAACGTATTTCTTGGCTTCTTCCTTAGATACATCTTTGGCATCCCAATCGAGATAGATCGTCTCTGAATCGAGCTGATCAATTAGTTCGCACAAGATTTCCTTTCTGGCATCATCCGGCTTATCCAGCATGCAGGACATTGGATAGTCATCAGCGAAAAATCGCTCGATGATTTTCCGCGATTTGTCCGAAAGGCCGCTGTATGCTTTGATCGTCCCCCATTTCAAAGTTAGACTTTCAGCCATTTCGTCCTCCTATGAGCACCGTTAGCCCTCAGACTAGTCCCGCGCGCGAGCGCAGTAAAGGAACCTTAAGATGGACCCCCAGGTCGCCGCCATGCTCGCTGCGCTGGGCGGCGCGGGCCGCAGCAGCTATATCGCGCCGAGTTCGGTCAGCTGGGGCGTGCCCCCCGGGGGGCCCAGCCCCTACATGCCGCCATCTGGGTTTGGACAGCCCGACCGCCCATTCCAGGTACCATTTGGAATGCCCAGCGCGCCGGGCGTCGGCGCTGGGGCAATTGGCAGCACGATGCTCGGGAATATGACGGGAGCGCCAGGGGCCGGTGTCGGATCGGTAATGGGTGCCGCGGGGCCACCTGTACCTGTACCCACACCTGCGCCCACACCCGCGCCTGCCCCTGCACCCGATTTGCCCGCAGCACCGCCCGCGCCTGCCCCCGATGCGGGGCCCGCCGCGCATTTTTCTGCCCCCGACGCCCCCAGCCCCGCGGCCGTTAACCCCGCAGTCCCGGTGCCTTCGCCCCCGCTACCTGCCGCCCCCACCGACCCTGCCGCGCTGCCCGGCGCGCTGGGCACCGGAGAGCCCACAGCGGCCCCGGCGCTATTCGCTGCGGGCGGTGGTCAGCAGCTTTCTCCAGCCCAGCCGCAGATCCCCGATATGTACCGCGCGCTGTTCGGCCTGGGCGGCGGGAGCGGCTTATTCGGCGCGGGCGCGCCCGCCGCCGGCTACGGCACCGCGAGCTTCTAGCGATGCGCGGATTGCTCTTCGGCGCGGACGCGCAGGTGCGGGCATGGGCCGAGCGGCGCTTCGGCCTGCGCGCGGTGTCTTGCGACAAGGCCATCGGCATCATCCGCACCGACACGCAAGAACTCGTCGGCGCCGCGCTCTTCCAGTTCTATTCTGGCTACGACGTCCACTTTAGCTACTATGGCCCTAACACCGCCAGCGCCGGCATCGCGCGCGCCATGGCGCTGGTCGCCGTGCGCGACTTCGACGCCGCGCGCGTCACGGTGCTAACGCGCCGCAGCCACAAGCGTCTAATCCGCTGGCTCACCCACGTGGGCTTCCGCCTCGAGGGCAGCCAAAGATGCTACTACGGGCGCATCAATGCCCCGCGCAACGCCGCGCTCCGCTACGCGCTCTTCCGCCCCGAGCTAGCGCGCCTGGCCGGTCTAGCACGCGCCGCGCGCGCGGCGTAGTTTATCAGCCGTTGTTTTCGATCTCGCGAATAAACCGCAGCACCGAATCAGCAAAGCCGTCGATATGCGTCCAGCGGCGATAGCCGACACCGTTCTGATTCGATGCCACATTGATCAAGTACGCGTGCGGCGTAACCGGATCGGGCACGGCGTCGTGCGACTGCTCGTCGGTAATCACGATCAGCCGGTCATGCGGCAGCGTGTTGAGTTTAGCAACCGCCGCGCCGAGATAAGTTGAGGCGTGCGGCTGCGATTGTTTGATCGCATCCACGCCCGCCATGCCGCGGCGCGGCGGAACCTCGACCAGCGCTTGCGAGAACGTGAATACGCGCAGGTCGCCGGGGATGATCGAGGCAAGCGTTGCCGCAGCGTCGATACGCATCAACTCGGATTTGCCCGACATCTTCGCATCCATCGAGCCCGACACATCCACTAGCACGAACGTCTTTCCCGGCAGCACCGGCATTTCGCCGATGGCCTCGATCAGCGCTTGGTCAAGCGCCGGTTCAAACTGCGGGGCCGCGCGCGCCGCCGCGACGTAGCGGAACGGCCACACGAACCGCGCGCCCTTGCGGGCCACGATGGCATCGCGAATCACTGCAGGGTCAACGCCGACCTCCTGCATCTTGCGCAGATTGCGGAGCAAGGCGAGGTAGCCAAGCCGTTCCTCCGCAATCAGGCGGGTAAACGTCTCCTTTTTGTCGGCGCCGCGCATGAGCGCGGTTTCCCAAGTATCCGGGGCCTCGACGGTGCCTTCCTTAATGGCCTTGTAGAGTGCCGAACGCTCGGCATCGGCCGGCTTCGGGCGCGCGAGCTTGAGAACGTCGCGGAGCTTAACCGCCTTGCCCTTATCGAAATCGTACTTGCCGAACTGGTAGCGGTCGAACTTGGCGAACGCGCGCGCCAAACCCTTGCGCATCTGGCGCGAGAGCATCTTGTTCGGATTGAGCTTCCAGTAGAGCGCAACAATCTCGGCGAGTTCATCAACGCGGCCGATAACTCCCGCGACCACATCCGAGACCCCCTGCGGATGTGCATGACCATTTACGCGGCCGGCGAGCACCACGGCGAGCAGGAGCGGAACGTGCCGCAGATAGAACCGATTGCGAGCTTCCAGCGCCAGCGACGCCAAGTCGTCCAACGATACTGCCTTAGCCTCGCGAACGATGCGCGCTCCGATTTCCTCGCCGTCCTCGTAGAACTCATCTTCCCAAAGCAAGCAGGAAAGGACCGAGCGGCGAAGTTGTTGGATAGGCGTGAGGCCGGTAACGGCCTTGCCGCCTTCGTAGGTGAAAGCCAGGGGAGTGCGAGACGCGACATTCAAACGAGCCATGGCGGCCTCCGTTGGTTGCGGGGCCTGTGCGGCGACCTAAGCGGAAACGGGTAAGAGGCGAACCGGGTACGTAAGCGCTCTACCGCTGAGCTACGGGGATTTTTCCCCGGATGGATTCGAACCACCGACCTCTCGCTCCTGATGCGAAGTAACCCTGTCCTACAGCACCGTCTCCGTTTAGGCGCCTGGCAAGCGGCGGGAATGGTGACTGGGCCGAAGCCCATTGCATCTACCAAAGGTGCGAAGTAACCATGTCCTACAGCACAGGCAGAAACTTTATAGCCGCGCCCGCGGGCGCGGTAAACCCTAAAGTAAAGGAACCCTAACCTCCGTGCTCCAAGCAGCGCCGCCGGGCTATTCGCCCTTCGCCATCAACCGCCAGTCGGTCCAGGGCATACTGCCCGGCGGCCCGGGTAGCCAGCAGGCCGCCGTATTGGGTGCGCCCACCAATACCGTGGCCAGCAGCTACCTGCCGCCGAGCTCCCAGCCGCTGACGCCTCCGGCCCCCCCGGCCGGCGGTGCGCTCTCGGCCGCCAACACCCAGGCCATAATCAAGGCGCTGGCCGCGCGCGCAGGAGGGCGCCGCTGATGGGCTCCGGCACCAACGCGCCCGTCTATGATCCCAAGACGGTCTCCGCGGAGCAACAGGGCTCCAACATACAGACGGCCGCCTCCGGCCAGGCCGCCAGCAACGTCAACCAGATAACGCCCTACGGCAGCCTGACCTATCAGCAGACGGGCGTAGGCCCCAACGGGGTGCCCACCTACACGGCCACCACCAACCTCTCCCCGGCCCAGCAGCAGCTGCTGCAAACGCTCCAGGGCAACCAGCAGACCGCCGGCACCCAGGCGGGCCAGGTGCTGCAAAATGCCAACTATGGCGCCAGCGCGCTGCCCGCGGCGGTGGGCGCACTGCCCGAGATCAATCCCTCGGCGCTGCCCAGCTTGCCCAATCTGCCCACCGTCTCCGGATTGGGCGATATGACCTCGGGCCTGACCGGACAGCTGCTGGCCAAGGAGACCAGCTATCTCAATCCGTTCTTCACGCCCCAGGTGGATCAGCTTGACGCCAAATTGCGCAACCAGGGCCTGGCGCCGGGCACCCCGGCCTACGACCAGGCCATGAACGCGCTGCGCCAGACCCAGAACCAGACGGTAACTGGCTTTCTGGCCCAGGCCGAGCCCGCCGCGTTCCAGCAAGCACTTACCACCCAGATCACGCCCTGGCAGCAGCAGCTCCAGCAAGAGCAACAGCAATATGGCCAGGCGCTGCAGACCGGCACAACGCTGCACGATCAAGCGCTGCAAGATGCCCTCGCGCGCTACCAGACGGGGCTTTCTAATTATATGCTGCCGCTCTCCATCGCGTCCCAGGAATTCGGTTTGAGCCAGCCGGGCTCCTTGCCCGGCAACCTGATAAGTACGCCCCAAGCCCAAGTCGCCCCGACCAACGTGGTGGGCGCCTACAATACCGCGCAGCAAGCCGCGATACAGAACGCGGCCAACCAGACCGCGGCCCAGAACGCCTTAATCTCGGGCCTCTTCTCCATCCCCGCCGCGTTGGCCGGCGGCTACGGCAAGTCGCTGGGCAGCAAATAAATGGCCACCGATTCCACCTTCAACCCCGTGGCGTCATTGTTGGGGACGATCAACCGCCCTGGCGCTGCGGGCCAGACGGTAACTGCTGCTCAATTGCAAAGTATGCGAGATTATGCAGCTGCCCTCATGGCGCAATCCATGAAGCAGCCCGACTTGCGCAATCCCTACGCCTACAGCTGGACACAGGGCGCGGGCCATATTGTCGAAGCGTTAATGGGCGGCTACCAGTCCGGCCAGGCCGACCGCCTGGAGCGCGAGCGCCAGGGCGCCCAGGCCGACATCCTCTCGCGCCCGCTCGGCGGCCCCGGCGAAGCCGCCCCGCTGCCCCCGGCCGCGGGCGGCGGCCTGGGCGCGCGCGCCGACGCCGGGGATAGCTCCACATCAACTCCGACCGCCTATACTGGCGGCGGCAATCTAGACCGCTACGGCGCCGCCATCTCCAAGTTAGAAAGTGGCGGCAAGTACGATGAATTGGGCCCGGTGACCCGCACGGGCGACCGCGCCTATGGCAAATATCAGGTAATGGGCGCCAACGTGCCCGAGTGGACCGAAGCAGCCACCGGCAAGCGAATGACGCCCGAAGAGTTTCGCGCCAGCCCCGAAGCCCAGGAAGCCACGTTCCGCCACCGCTTTGGTTCCTATCTTACCAAGTACGGCAATCCGCAGGATGCCGCCTCGGCCTGGTTCACCGGCGGCCCGCAATCCACCGGCGCCAACAAGCGCGATCAGCTGGGCACCACGGGCCAGAGCTACGTCAGCCAATTCACAAACGCACTCGGCGCGCAACCCGCCCTCGCCTTTACGGGCGAGGCCACCCCGGCCACGGCCCCGGTGCCCATGCCCGGCGGCGCACCTGCGCTCCCGCCAGCGGCCCAGGCCACTGTGCGCGCGCTAGCTTCTGCTGGCTCTCCAGGCGACGCGCCCGCTCCCCAGCCTCCGGGCCCGCAATTCGCCCAGAACGCACCCCCGGGCGGCGCGGCGGAAGTGCCGCCCCAAGTCCAGGTGCGCCAGATGGCCGGCGCGCTAATCCGCACGGGCATGGACCCCGCCACGGCCATAAAGACGGCCACCGAGGCCGTGCAAGCGCACCAGGGCTTTCTGCCCACCTTCCAGCGCGATGACTACGGCAACATCTGGTCGCAGGTGGTGGGCCAGCCCCCGCGCATAGTGCAGCAAGGCCCCGGCAAGGTGGTCACCTACGATCCGGGCGTGCAAGGAGTGCCCCATCAGCGCTACATAGAGAATTTGGCGCGCGATCCGCAGACGGGTGCCTGGCGCCTTACCCAGACGCCATTTGACCCTAATGTCGGCGGCACGGCCCCCGCCCCCATTACCGCGCCCGCCGCGCCGCGCGCGCCAGCCCTACCTGGCACCCCTGGCACCACCCCTGTCGTACCTGGCGCTGTGCCCACACCGCCCAATGTACTATCCTCAGGGACGCTCCCAGCGGCACCCGCCGCAGGCTTGCCGGCCACTGCCCCAGCGACATCTTCGGCATTGCAGCCCGCGCCGCCCCCGGGCACTCCCGCGCGCCCGCAGCCGCCCCCATTTACGCCCCGCCCGGGACAGAGCCAGGATGATTGGGCGCGCGAGTGGACCAACTACCAGCAAAACGTCAAGGAATTCGAGGAATTCCAAAAGAAGCAGGCCCAGGTCCAAGCCGAGCGCGCCCCGCGCACGCCCGAGCAGATGGCGGGCGAATTGGATTTGGAGGCGGCTAAGGGCCAGATCCCGGTCTACCAGAAGAAATACGACACCATCACCAAGATGGCCAACGAGGCGCGCGATGAATCACTGCCCCAGCTCCAGCTGCTCCAGCGCTTGATGGACGCGCCCGGCTTCTATTCGGGCCTATTGGCGCCGGAGCGCGCCAATGTCGACCAAGTGGGCAAGATGCTGGGCATCTCCTCGGGAGAGTCGGCCGATCTGCTGGCATTCGCCTCCAAGCTGGGCCAGTCCGGCTCGCTGGCCAACATCCGCGAGCTGGTGGCCCAGGGCGCGGGCGCCATCCGCGTGCCCGAGATGAATATGATAACCAAGTCCAACTTCGATCCCGTCAACCCCACCCCGGCCAACAAGGCCGTGGTCGAGTTGCGCATCCGCACCGCCCAGCGGATGCTGGAAGTCGAAAATATGGCCCACAATTTCATGGCCACGGGCAGCATTCACCCCGGGGCCGCCGCCCGCGGCCCGGGGCGCCTCACGCCCGAATTCGACAAACTCGTCGCGGATCATTTCAAGAACAACCCCCTCATCAAGCCGGACGAGATGGGCCGCTTTAGCGAAGTCTTCCTGGGCAATAAGCCGGCTGCCCCCGGTGCGCTGGGCACCGCGCCCCCGCCCGCGCTGCCGCCCACGCCCGCCAATATCGCCGCCGCCAAGGCCGAGCTAGCCCGGCGCCAGCAACAGCAGCAACAGGCCCCCGGTGGACCTCAGCAACCTTAGCGACGCCGAGCTCCAGGCGATTATCAACGCCCAGCAGCACCCCTCCGCCCCCTCGGTAGCGGGCTTTACGCTCCCGGGCGCGCCTACGCGCTCGCTTGCGGCGCAATCTGGGTTGAATTTGGAAAATATGAGTACGGAGGAACTACAAAAATTTATTACCATGCCTGGAGCGGTTGACCCCCATGCCGATTTTGCTAAGGGTTATGGCGCGGGTTTGCGCTCCGGTATTGAACAGATTGGGGCTATCCCGGGTGAAGCACGCGAACTGGGAAAGCGTGCTGGTCAGGAAATGGTCGATTGGTTCCGCACCGGGGGCACCGGGCGCCAGCCCTGGAAACCGGAACCTATGCCGCTGGATCCAAATTCAGTACGGGGCCAAATACAGCAGGCGCTCACCCCATTCTCGGGCATGCCCACGCTTGAAGAAATTAAAGGTCAGACCAATAAGGTGTTTGGGCAGCCCTATGCCCCCCAAGGTGCGGCAGGGCGTATTGGCTATACCGCGGGCGAACTGACCCCCGGCCTGGTATTGGCCCCCGGGGGTGCGGGGGGTATGGGTATAGCGCGCCCGCTAGCCAACGCAACGCGCTATGTGCTGGCACCCGCTGCCGCTAAAGAGGGCGCACGCGATATTGTGGGCCCCGACAGCCGCTGGTCCGAGCCAGCCCAGATAGCCGCCATGTTGGCCGCACCCAGCGTCGCGGGACGCATGATTACGCCCCTAAATATCGAACAGGGACGCTCCGCCATGGCCGCCGCGCTGCGCGGAGAGAGAGTGGCGGTCAGCCCGGGGGACCTTTCCGGGGGGCGCAACCTTAAAGCCTTTGAATCACAAATGCAGCCCGGTGCCTATGACGATAAGTTACGCCAATTCACCGATGCAGCATTACGACGTGGTAATGTAACGGCACCCCCCGGGCTGCCGCTGCGGGGTCAAGGCGGGATTATCGACACTCACCTAACCAACGTGGGCAGGCAATTCGATGGCCTCCAGGCAAGGAACACAGCGCAGTTCGACCACACTACGTTTCGTGATCTACAGGCTGCACGTGATGAGATAAATGCTTTGCCTGGGGTAAATGATCCACAGACAGTTGCCGCTGTGAATGGGGCGGCGGACCATGTTATGAACGCATTCTTTCCAGGCAGACCCATAAATGCACCGGGCATGCCCAACATACCCCCGTTCAGTGTTAATGGCACAGATTATCAGTTGATGAGGTCTCGGCTGAGCACCGCGGCGCGTGAAGCCAGCGACCCCGCCAAGGCGCGCGGCTTACATGCTATTGTGGATGCACTAGATGATACCATGGAGCGCTCAATAGCGAACCGCAATCCGGCCGACTTAGGTGCTTGGCAACAAACAAGGCGTGATTATCGCAATGCGCTGGTGCTGGAGCGCGCGGCGGCCTCAGCTGGGCCAGCAGCAGCTAACAGCATTATCACCCCGGCCCAGCTCGATTCGGCCGCCAAAGCGGTTTATGGCAAGCGCGCCGTGGTGCGTGGACAAGACGATTTCTCTTCTCTCTCTACTCCAGGGGTAGCACTACTGGGTGAACCGCCAAATTCAGAGACAGCGCGTCGTTTTACTGTGGAAGGTATCGGACGTGCCTTGGGCGCGGGGTTAGGCGCAACAGCTGGTGGTACTCACCCTGGAGGAGGGGTTGAACATGCCGTTTTAGGAACTCTATTAGGCGAAGAATTAGGGCCACTAGTAGCACGTCCTGTAGTACGCGGAGCATATAATAATCCGCTTACGCGCTGGTGGTTGACTAACGAAGCAGTGCAACACGTACCTTTACGGGATGATGCTGTAAGAGCAGCAATAATGGCTCGCGCATTGCTCGATTATAAGGCGCCTGCATCGCTGCCGCCGCCGCAGTCCTCATCTCCCCCGGCCAGAGCGGCCATACCGTATTAGATCAACTAGGCGGCACCACAATAGTGTTGTAAAAAAAGCGGTTGCGAACGCTATTATTGCCGCCAAATAACCGTTCGGGGTCCAATGGTAAACGGCATTGTGCCAGCAGACACCGAAGATGATGCCCCACTGTAGCAGCTTCCACACCTGCGCCCACTCCAGCGCCCAGTCGCCCACCTTATAGCCCCTCACAACCCAGGAGACTAGCCCCTTGCCCCGAAATGGGAGTGGCACCTATTCGCTGCCCGAGGCCGCATTCGTGCCCGCCACGACCATCTCGTCCGCGGCGGTCAACGATGACTTCGCGGACATCGCCTTGGCGCTGACGGGATCGCTGGCCACCGACGGCCAAAGCACCATGACCGGTGCGCTGAAGGCCGCCGCCGGTACAGCCACCAACCCCAGCTATAGCTTCGGAAGTGACCTCAATACCGGGCTCTACAGTGCCGCAGACGGCGTAATCGGGGTGAGCTCCAATGGCTCTGAGGTCGGCACCATCGGCCCGAGTGGATTCTCCAATACCGCGGGCATCTATGTCGGCATACCCGTGGGCTTTATCGGAGATTTCGCGGGGTCCACCGCGCCCTCGGGCTGGCTGCTCTGCGGCGCCCAGGTGGTAAGTCAGACCACCTACGCGCTTCTCTTCGCAGTTATCGGCACCGCCTACAATACGGGGGGCGAGGGCGCCGGCAATTTTCGGCTCCCCGACTATCGCGGGCGCACCGGATTCGGCGTGGACAATATGGGCGGTAGCGCTGCTAACCGTGTAACCAATGCGGTCTCCGGCATAGTCGGCACCACCGAAGGCGCCACGGGCGGCTCCCAGTCCGCCACGATTAGTGAAGCCCAGCTACCCGCTGTTTCGCACACGCTCACTGGTACCGCCACGGCCACCATCTCGGGCACCGCCACGGCCACCATCTCGGGCACGGTCACCCCGACCTTTACCGGCACCCCAGCGACATGGGCACTTAACAGTAATAACGTCGATCTGGGGATAACCGGGATACAGCAAGGCACTGGGGCTGGGGCGCAAGGAGTCACCAGCTCGGGCACGCCGAACGTGACCGTCACCCCGGCCGGCACCATCAGCGCCATCAATGGCTCCAGCTTCACCAACTCGGCCATCAACGGCGCGAGCTTTACCAATAGCGCCATTAACGGTAGCAGCTTTACCTACTCATTCGGCTCGGGCACCGCGTTGCCTATCATGCCGCCCACCATCATGGTTAACAAAATCATCTTCGCGGGAATCTAGTAGCCATGCCCTTTGGAGCCAACGGTACATTCACCCCGCCCACCGGCGCCACCAACGCCACGGTGGGCGCGGTTATCAAGTCGGCCACGTGGAACAGCATCAACGCCGACTATTCGCTCGCGCTCACCCAGCTGGGCCAGGGCACCTTTCTGGCTACGCCGCGCACCATCTCGTCGGGCTCCTTTACCCTCGCGGTGGCCGACACCGCCGTGCTGGTGCAAGGCAACTCCCCGACCATCTCCCTCCCGCTCAGCTCCACCAAGACCGGAGTTTGCTGGATAATGGGCGCGGCGGGCACCGTGTTCGGCTCCAACAACGCCAAGCTCATCACCACTAGCCCCGACACCATAAACGGGGTGGGCACCATAACGGCCACTAGCAATTTCCAAGTCCTTTTCCTCTATCCGCTCCCTTCCGGCGGCTACATCGCCAAGACCTAGATGTCTACCTTGTTGCGCTTCTGGAATGAGCTGAGGCAATGGTCGCTGGTGCCGGCGGCCTCACTCTCCGGGGTACTGCCCGTGGCCAACGGCGGCACGGGCGACAGCTCCCTCACCGCCAACGCAGTGCTGCTGGGCGAGGGCACCGCGCCGGTGGCCTTTGCCGTGCCGGGCACGGCCGGGCGCTTTCTGCGCGACAACGGCGCGGGCGTGGACCCTTCCTTTGCTGTGCCCGGGCCGCCCTACGAGCGCACGCTGCTGCTTGCAGCTACTACATTCTACATCGCCACCAATGGTAACGACGCCAGCGATGGCCTAACCACCGGAACGCCCTGGCTCACTCTCGCCCACGCCATGGCCGTCATCACCGGCCAATACGACTTCGGCGGTCAAGCAGTGTTGTTGCAGGCGGTGGCGGGGCACGCAGCGTTTACAGGTACGGGGCTCCACATCAAGCCGTGGACTGGCGGCGGCGGGTTCACTTTCGACGGCGGCGGCGGATCGATAGCAGCCACAAGCGACAACGCCATCGATGCTGCCAATGGCCCGCTGCCGGGCGTTCCGCTCATTCAAAACGTTGCTCTGTCCACGACCGGAAGCACGGGCGGAAGCGCCTTTGTCGGGCACGGTGTTCTTGCCTTTGGCGCCCAGATAAACATTGGCGCCGGGGTCTCGTTTGGCGCCTGCATCGCCAATCATATGCTGGGGACGGCCGGAGGGATTATCACGCTTAAAAATAATTACTCGATCACCGGAGGAGCCATCGATCACGCGCAGGCCGCGACGGCTTCCGAGGTTCTTGCTGTCAATCTTACCGTCACCTTGATCGGCACCCCCGCTTTCACCGGAAATTTCGCACATGCCAATTTCGCTGGTTCCATAATTTTCGTAACGATTACGTTTTCGGGCGCGGCGACTGGTACTCGTTATCTCGCCAATCTCAACGGCACCATTTTTACGGCCAGCGGCGGCGCGAACTATTTCCCCGGCAACGCCGCCGGGTCAACATCAAGCGGAGGGCAATATCTCTGATGGTCGAAATCACTAATCAATATTGGATTGTCGGCGACACCAACCCGACGACGCAGGTCTGGTCGGGACCAACTGGCGCGTTCATTGCCAATACCAATGCGACATTCAAGGCATGGCTCAACGCCAACGACGGGCGGGCTGCGCAAATGCAAGGTGGCACGGTTGTTGCCACGGCCAACAATGGTTCGGGTTCGATCCGCGTTGAGGTGACGGGCGGGACGTTTAGCACTGGACAGGTATTCAACTTCGTCGGCAACAATTCCGGCGCGGCCGGCGCGGCGGCGATCACCGCGATTGATGCGACGCATTTTGACATTCAGGGCTCGACGTTCTCGGTCGCCGACACGGCTGGCGTTATCTGGTCGGCGACGCCGATCGACACGGCGGCGAGCGTTTATCAGGTCATAAATACTTATAATATAAGCCTCTATCTCGCCGGCCAGTTCCTCGGCACCAACGTGCTGACCGGCAGCGCCGATGTCACCCTCACCAACCCGATGGTAGATGTGCAGGATGCGCAATTCTCCGGATCGGCCACGCGCAAGATCATCCTGCCGAAGATGAATGTGCCGGGCAGCATCCCGATTGGAATGCCGGTATTTGTGCTGAATGATTCTGTGACGCTCCCAAATTCGGCAAATGTCCAAATATTTGCACAGGATGGCGTCACCCAGATTGGCCAGACCCTTCCGTTCGGCCTGTCCACCATATTGACGCTTAAGGCGAACGACAGCCAGAACGGAACATTTACCCCTGGTGTGCGCTCCCTGACTAATGACTCTCGGGCGGCGTGGAATGTTCTGCGCGGCGGCACCGGCAACCAATCTCTTACCAACCACGGCATCCTCATCGGCCAGGGCACCGTGCCGCTCAACGTCACCGCCGCGATGACGGATGGACAACTACTCGTCGGGCAGAGCGGTGCCGACCCCGCGCCGACTACCATTTCAGGCGACGCCACGCTTGCTGCTACGGGCGCACTCACCGTCACCGCCACCGGGGGGGTACCGTTCGGACCATTCGCCACGCTTGCCTCGCCGCTGGCCGTGGTCTATGGCGGCACCCAGACCACGGTCGCCCCGGCCCCCGGTCAGTTGCTCATCGCGCAATCGGCCTCGCTCTATGCGCCCACCTCGCTGACAGGGGGCGCCACGCTTACGGCCGGGGGCACCGTCGCATTAGGCAACCCCGGCGCGGCACAACTCGGCGGATTGTTCTCCTATGCCGCGGTGGCTAATCAATTTCTGACCTCGCTTAATACCTCGGGGTCGTTGGTCAGTGCACAACCCGCCGTCAGCGGGCTCTCTGGGTTGCCCGTGGCCGTCATCTACGGCGGCACGCAGACCACTGTAGCACCCACTTCCGGCCAGATCCTCGTCGCGCAATCGGGCTCGCTTTATGCGCCCAAGTCGCTCGCGGGCGGGGCCACACTCACCAGCGGCGGCACCGTCGTGCTCGGCAACCCCGGCGCCGCGCAACTCGGCGGCGTATTCTCCTACGCTTCCGTCGCCAATCAATTTCTCGTCTCACTCGCCACCTCGGGCTCACTCACCGGGGCGCAACCCGCCTTTAGCAATCTCTCCGGCGCGGCAGCCATCAACCAAGGCGGCACCAACCAGACCGCAGCGCCTAGCGCCGGCCAGGTGCTCATAGCGCAATCGGCCACCGCCTTTGCGCCCATGACGCTGAGCGGCGGCGCCACATTAGGTGCGGGGGGCACCGTTGCGCTGGGCACCCCCGGCACTGCCCAGCTCGGTGGCCTCTTCTCCTTCGCCTCTGTCAGCAACCAATTCCTTGTCTCGTTGGCTACGTCGGGCTCATTGGCGGCAGCGCAGCCTGTATTGGCCAATCTGGCCGGCTCGCTCAATCTGGCCTCCCAGGTCACGGGCACCTTGGCAGTGGCCAATGGGGGCACCAACTACACTGGCGGCGCATGGCCGACCTACACGGCGACGATCACACCGAATGCCGGCAGCGTGACGCAAAGTGGTTCGGCAGCCTATCTGCAAATAGGAAAGATGGTGTTGTATTCCATCGCCGTCACGATAACAAATGTTACTGGGGCACCTACAGCTGCTACGCTTACACTTCCAGTAGCAGCAAAACGTGACACGGCACTATTTGGTGAAGAACAAGGTAATACAGGATTGACTTTGCGCGTGTTGCTGACGACTGGAAATACCGTAACGAGCACGATTCGCGACGTAACTAATACGTTGCGCGCGCCAACGCTCAACGACGAATATGTTTTCACAGGATCATACGAGGCGCAGTGATGACCCAACCACTCTGGGCTGCACCGGGCCTCAAGACTTATCGTCCGATCAAACCGCCCCCGAGCCGATGGCGGGTCATTTGGACCAAGACGATGAAGGTTCTCCACCGCCTGTCACCTTGGGGCCGATGACCGACCTTATCTGGCACGATCCCTGGTTCTTGGGTTTACGACCCCACACAAAGGAGCTATCATAAATCCATGCAGCACCCCTTTGCCGCGTTGGAGCCCGAATACCTCGCGCTAATGGCCAATATGCGCGTAACGCGCGCGCCGGCCGTGGAAGCCACCGCCGCGCGCTTGATGGCCAACGTGCGCGCGGGGCGCTATAAGGCGGTGGCAGACGAGCTCGGCATCCCCCAGATATTCATAGCCACCTCTTTCGAGCGCGAGGCGAGCTCCAATTTCCGGCTCTCCCCGGCCCAGGGCGACCCCATCGACCGCAGATCCACCCATGTGCCCGCGGGGCGCGGGCCATTTGCCGACTGGCACGCGGCGGCGGTGGATGCCTACAAACTTGATCATCTTGATCAAGTTGGTAAGGCCGGGTGGACCTGGGCGCGGCTGTGCTACGAGGGCGAGATATTCAATGGCTTCGGCTACCGCGCCCATGGCGTGCACTCCCCCTACGATTGGGCCGGCACCAATGCCTATGCGGGCGGCAAGTACATAGCCGACCATGTCTTTAGCATGGCGGCGCAGGACTCCCAACTCGGCATCGTCCCTGTGGCGCGCGCCATGGTCGCCGCAGACCCCGCCTTGGATATCCCCGGCTGGCCAGGTGCCCCGCTACCCCCGGTGCCGGGCCCCGCGCCCCCGCCCTTAGGCGTGGGGGGCGACCGCGACGTGGGCACGCTGCAAAGCGCGCTAAATGCGCTGGGCTACGGCCCGCTGGCCTTGGACAACAACTACGGGCGGCGCACGCGCGCAGCAGTGGCCGCCTTCCAGAAGGATCATCACCTCGAAGCGGATGGCCTTTCCGGCCCCTTAACTTACGCTGCGCTCCTCTCCGCACTCAAAGCAAAGGAGTCTCCCGTGACCATCACCACGCCCGCGCCCACGCTGCCGAGCGGTGCCAGCTTCCCCATCCATCTGGGCGGCATCGTCAGCTTTGCCAATATGTTCTCCGCGTTCCTGCCCACCACCATCAAGCCGCTCGTGGACATCCCCCTCGATCTCCTCAAAATACCCAACGAGATCCAATCATCCCCTCCGGATGTCACCCACATCGCGGGCATCATCATCAAGCATCTGCGCGCCGTGGCCGACGACCTGGCCGCCGCGTTCCCTCAGCCGCCAGCGACGGGCTAGCCCCGCCGCTGGCCGAGAAAAGGAGTACCTCCATGGGTTCCATGCTTGTAAATTGGAAGACGACGGCGGCCGGGGTGGCCGCCTTTGGCGCTGCACTGGGCGACATCGCCCACCAGGCCTCCACGGGGAATTGGGACCCTGGCCGCTTGTGGTCCGACGCGGGCGTCATCTCCGCGGGCGTGGGCTTCCTCTTCGCCAAGGACCACAACGTCACAGGCGGCACGGTCAAGCAATGAGCGTCGATTGGCAAGACATCGAGCGCCTGGTCGCCACCAGGCGAGTACCGGGGTCTGATGTGGCGCAGCTCGCGCGCGTGCTCGCGGCCGACATCAAGCAGATCGGGGGCGGGCGCGACCTCACGCCCGACCAGGTGCGCGCGCTGGCCAGCACAGCGCTGCCGGTGGTGGGCCAGATAGCCGGCATGCTGTTCCCGCAGCTCAAGCCCGAGATCGCGGCCGTCAAGATCATCCTCTCGCTCAGCCACCGCATGACGCCCGAGGAAGAAGCGCGCTGGATGGACCGCGCCAGCGGGGGGCCCCTGTCCCCCCGATGAGCGCCCATGGAGATGTAGCCATGTACGATTGGCTGATAACAGCATTGGTAATAATCGCCGTCATCGTCGCGATTGGGGGGTTCAGGTGAGCGTATTCCTGGGCGACCTCACGGTTACGCAGCTCTCGGACCGCGCCGGGGGGAGTTGGCGGCTCTGGCGCCTGGCCGAAGACTTGCGCTACGATCTCGGCGGCGGCACCGTCATCGTGGTGCCGGCCGGCTTTATCACCGACGGGCCTAGCATCCCCCAGATATTCTGGAACATCCTCCCGGTCTGGGGCTCTTGGTCGCGCGCAGGAGTGGTACATGATTTCGTTTGCTGCTTGCTGGCGATGGGCCGCCCGCACGAGGCCGCACCGACGCGCTATGATTGCGACCGCATGTTTGCCGATGCCATTTGGAACCTGCGCGTCTCCTTCATCCCCTGGCTCATCCTCTATCTGGGGGTGTGCTGTGGGCGCTGGTTCAATGTGCGCACCACCATGGTGGACTATAATGTCAAGCTCTCGGCCATCCTCGAAGCCAGGGTGGCCAAGTCTACCCCGGCGGCGGTCGCTGCCGCGGCAGCCTCCCCGGTAGGGGGCGACACCGCCTTGCCGCTCATCATGGATCACCCCCATACCTTCGCCGCGCTCAACAAGGACACCAGCGCGGTGGTGCCCGGCGCCACCGCGGCGGCCAAGCAGCAAGCCCAGGAGGCGGTAAAGTGAAGGCTAACAAGATCGCTAGGGCGCGGCGCTAATGACCCGGAGGAAGCCAATGAACAGAACGCGAAATGGAACAAGGGGGATAGGTATCGATGCATGGGGAGGATCGGTGATCGATCCCACCAAAAATGTCGAGGATTTAGTTCGCGCACTCGAAGAAACCACAGAAAAGCTGCGCCAGGCCGATGCCCGCCGACTGGACGATCTCAGGACCGCAGATAACAAGCGAATTGATGACTTGCGCGAGGCGGAGCAAAAGAAAATTTCCGAACTCGCCGCGCAGAAAAGCCAGTACGACCGGCAAATTTTCGATATCCAGACGGTCCAGGTCAAAACGACTTCGGACCTCATCTCGGCGCAGCTTTCCAAGGAAACCGGGAGCCTAGCCGGGCAAATTAATGCTTCCTCGGGACAAACTCAGGGCCTCATAACGACGCTCTCGGCCCGCATCGATCGGCTAGAGCAATCGCGCGCGGAGATTTACGGCAGGGAACAGCGCCCCGACCCCGCGTTGGCGGAAGGAATAGCCAGGATGGGAACAGGTATCTCGGAGGCCATGACGAAAATGGCGGCGATCCAAGCCGATGCCACAGCTAAACTGACGCTCCAAATTGCTTCCATCGGTGCGATGGAACAGACTGGGCAAGGGCATCGCCAGGGGCAGACCCAAACCACCGATCGGGTTTTTCAGATAGTAACCCTTATAGTGGCCATAGGCGCGGCACTCATTGCATCGCGCCTATGGCATTGACCCATGATGCAGCTGCGCGTCGGGCGCACGCTCATCACTTTTCAGTGCGACGCGCCCGGGTGCACGCGCACCATCTCGGCTAGCCAGGGAGTGTGGGACGCCAAGAACATCTTTATCGAAAATGGCTGGCAGGCGCTCCAGCAAGAGGACGGTAAATTTAAGCACTATTGCGAGGACCATCGCCGCCGCTAGCGCACCAGCGCGGAGATGACGACCGCGATGCCGCCGGCCAGGATGGCGACGCTCAGGACGACGAAGGCCACCGATTCAAGCCGATGGCGCATCGGGGGCCTCCTCCGCTGGTGAGGCCTGGGCCGGGGCCGGGGCCGGAGTGGCGATGGCCGCGGTAGCGCGGGCTTCTACTACCGCCGCGGTGACGTTCTGGGTGTGGAGCAGGAAGTCTTGCACCCTCGTGCCGCAGGCCAGCATTTCCTGGGCGAGCTGCCCCAACTCTTCCGCGCGCATGATGGCGGCGTCGAGGACTTCCTCGCGCTTGCGCATAATGTCCAGCGCATTGGTGGCGAACACCCCGGCCGCGGTCGGGGGCAGCTCGAATGCTGGGCGTCGGGCTTGTTCCACTGCGGCGTCGCCGCGCGCCTTGGACTCGCGGATTTCCTGGGCCACGCGCGCTATCTGCTGGTTGAGATCGTCCGGGCCCTGGCGCAGATGCTCGGGGATTTCCAACTTAGGCACCTCCCTGAGCTCCGCCCGGGCCGCGCCGCGCTTGCCGAAGTTCATCAATTCCTCCTTGCTCCATGCATAAGGAAATTCCCCCGGTTGCCTCGGGGCGATGCCCAAGCCATTCAGCCGCTCGGCATATCTACTTAATATTTCATAGTCCATGACCATAGATAGCCCCGCGCGCGGGCGCGCGCTAGCCTAGTCGATGAGCCAGGCGCGCCATCCATCGCCAGTGATGGCCGCGGCGAGGTCGATCTTCTTGCGCAGCGCGCGCACGATCTTCTCGTCCACCGTGCCGGGCGCGATGAGGTCCACATAGGTAACGCGGTCCGCCTTGCCCACGCCCTGGGCCCTCTCCTCGCTCTGGCTTCTGTGCTCCAAATCATGGGTGTTGCTGTAGTAGACCACGAGGTTGGCCACAGTCCAGGTGCGCCCGCGCCCCCCGGCCGCCGCGGTGGCCACCATGTGCAAGCAGCCCGGGTCATTAAGAAATCGATATTCCTCCCCCTCCCGCTCCGCGCGATTGCCGCCCCAGAAGCGCGCCACGGACCCCTCCCCAAACTCCCTAGCCAGCACCGCGCTTACCGCGCGCACGTCGTAGTCGTAGGAGCACCAGACGATGGCCTTGCCATCGTGCTCACGCAGCAACTCCACGAGCGATTTGATGCGGTTGCTGGGCACCGGGGTAATCGCGCTCGTCTCATCGTTCTTAATATGGCCGCAGAGTATCTGGTGCAGCCGGATGATCTGTACGATGACTGCGGTGGCCGAGACCCACTCCCCCGTTTCCAATTGGGCGGTAGCATTTTCTTTAATCTCCTTATAGAGGCGCTTTTGTTCGGGCGTCAATTCCACCTCGCGCTGGAGGTAAAGCTTGGCGGGCACATCGTAGCAGTTCTCCAATTGCACGCGATAACTGTAGGGCGCTATTCTGTCGCGCAACTCTTCCTGGTTGCGATAGCCCGCGACGACTTGCACGGTGCGCCCGCCAAAGTACATGGGCTGGAGTACGGCGTAGCGGCGCCGGAAGCTAAAGAAGCTGTTGAAGCCCAATATCTTGGGATCCAGGAAGTAGAATTGGTAGAATAGGTCCAACGGACTCTTGGGCGTGACCAAGCCGGTGAGTATGCGGCGCACCGCCGCCTTGGCCCCCAGCCGCAGCACCTGCTCGGTGCGCTCGCTATTCCCCTTGATGGAGGTGCTTTCATCCACGACCATCATCGCCGGGCCCTGGCCCAGGAATTCGTGGCAGAGCTCGCGCGCCCTAGCCACGGTGGAGAACGCCTCGGTATTCACCAGCAGCACCCGGGGCCGCCCCTTGGTGGCCAGGAACGCTTCTAGCGCGCGAGCGCGCGCTGCGCCCGCGCCGCTAGCCCAGTGCTGCACGAGCGTGCGCCCCGAGTTGAGCGGCTCGCCCAAGTGGTCCTCGAATTGCTTGTACCAAGTCATGTAGACCCCGGCCGGGGCCGCGATAAGCAGGCCACTTATCCCCCCGGCTGCGGCGCGCGCGCCCCAATCATCGATTAATGACTTCGATTTGCCGGTCCGCATGGCCATGAGGAGCGCGAAAACTGGTGCCGCGGCCAGCCTACGCGCGGCCTCGCGCTGGTGCGCATAGGGCATGGTGCGCGGCCTATAGGTATTGGCTTCGGGCATCGGGGTTAACATTATGGTAGGTTGCATCATTGTAAAATGGAAAGTTATCGTTCTGTCAGCGCTAAGACATACTCGATCCAGTCATTTACAATTTCCAGAACATTGGCCTTAGCGACCAGAAGCAATCGCTGGTTCTCTCCGAAAGATTCTCACTCCATTTCTTTGATATCATCACGGATGGCTCAAAGAACCTCGATTGCGGTCATGTCTGGTTTTCTTAGACATTGTGTCCTCGTTGTAAATTAAAATATATCGTTCATCCGGTCATTATGTCATTGCCGATCGCGAAGAGCATCTCGGGCCATATTGCGCGGCAGAGATAGCAAACTATAGATCGTCGAGTTTCGACCCATTTGTTCCTCGGTCTTAGTGCTACTCGTTCTAAATCTCACTTCGATTTCTCCATCGGTTAAGTTAAAAATGGCTTCTAGAGCTTCCGTTGTCCGTGCAAGATCGGCGCGCAGTTTGGCCAACTCATTAGCGTCAACTACCACCTTAGAAACATCACTCACTTCTTGCCCTCCGTGGCTAAGCTGTCGTTAACAACTATCGGGATGGCTAGGGCCAAGGAAGTAGGAGAGGTCATTCCTACCTAATCTCTCCTTGAGACGCCGAAAGGCCCTGTTGATGGCAAGCTTTGCCTGCCGATGCTGTTCAGCGTGCCAGTGTTGACCAAAGTCTTTGATGGGTTCAAACTCGGCTTCGCCTTCTTGGATATTGGCCCCAAGCAAGGCAAAACCGCAATTACCATCAACACCCAGTTCTGCGCGATCCATCTTTCATTTCCTCCGTTGTAATAGGGCCATCAACGCTGTGCCAAGATGCGCGCCAGTCTTTTGGCGATCTCGCGCGAGGACATACGCTTGATGGCGGCGCGGATCGTCTGGGCGTCCTCGCGATATGTGCCACGAAGCAACCATTTCTTTATGCCGTGGCGCAACGTATGGGCCAAAAGCCGCTCGTAGCTTGGGTTTCGGTCGTAGCTCATTTGTCCCTCAGTGATTTGCCGTAGGGGTGAATGCCGGTCAGAAGGACTTTGCTTGGTGCTCCTGCCTGCTCGGAAGCTGACAGGGGCGGCGCGAGGCTGCATTTGCTTTTATGCCACGGCGTTGGCATACCGCACTCCAAGCAACTTGTACTTTCTGCCGGCGCTGCGGGAGGCCGTAGGGCGCGGTCAACTCTGCTCCTGATTTGCGCGCGAGCATCCGCAATAAATGCTTCGCGGCCTTTTTCCAATGGAGTCAACTGGTAGCGCTCAGGATCGGGTAGCACTCCCTCAAACTCATGCAAGATCGTGTGGACAAACTCATCAAGCCAGCGTAGCTCGCCCTGCAAGTACGGCGCCCCGGCCTGCGCTGCGGCGAGCGCGGCGCGCCAGCCCGCTTGAAAGGCTGGCTTTGCGCTGATGTCACCCCGTGGCCGCTGATTGTTATAAGTCCGCCATGCAGACTCAACCCACGCGTCCGTCATAGTTGCACCTTGGGGAATCGCGCAGTGATGGCGCGGACGATTGATCGATCCGTCCATAATTCATCGCGACCTTGAATTACAACCCGCGTCAATTCCTCCTCAGTCGGCCGGAGGCGGAGGCGGGCAAGTTCAAGAGCCAGCCAGTTGAGCGCCTTATTCGCCGGGTCCATTGTCTTTCCGAACGCGGCGTCACGCTTTGACACTGAAATATGCAGGGGCTTCGTGGCATCCACGACACGCTTCCCGTTGATTCGCATTTTGGTCTCTCGTTGGTTAAGCCGCTTCCGTTAGTTCAAGCCATTTGCAACCGGGCGCATCCATACTGACGAGGATTTGCACGACCGCCTCTGCATAGGCCGCGAGCGACGTGTCGCGAGCGGCCTTTCGGGCGGCGGCAACGTAGGCGGCGGCAGCGTGGGCGGCAACGTAGGCGGCGGCAGCGTAGGCGGCGTTGGCGGCAGCGGCGGCAGCGTAGGCGGCGGCGGCAGCGGCGGCAGCGTAGGCGGCGTTGGCGGCAACGTAGGCGGCGGCAGCGTGGGCGGCGGCGGCAGCGGCGGCAGCGTAGGCGGCGTTGGCGGCAGCGTGGGCGGCGGCAGCGTGGGCGGCGGCGGCAAAGTGGGCGGCGGCGGCGGCGTCGGCGGCGGCAGCGTAGGCGGCGGCGGCGGCGGCGTTCTTAGCCTGCAAAGCCGCTTCCCTTGTTCCTTCCTTCTCGCACCGCGCCGCTGCATCAAGCAGCGCTGCCTTGTGCTTGTGGCCCTTCTGGATTGTAGCCGCAGACCGCAGGGCGGCCGGAACGGATGACCGCAGGGCGTAATCGAAAACACGGCGCCGGAACTCTTTTTCGTCCAGCGCGCCAGCGCTGCCCAATTGGGCCACGCCGAGCCGGCGCAGGCCCTTGGCCCTGGCTTCTTCCGAGGACCAATTGCTATCGTTCAGACGAATTTTGAGTTCACGGAGAACCGGAGCGACACAGGACGGCCTATCGCCATGCGGCTCGCCGAGCGCGTAACAGACTGCCGCCTCGATACACATTTTGCCCGGCTTGGCGTTACCGACGCCTTTCACAAGACCAGCGTCCACGATCTTGAGCAACTTAGTCACGATGGCCTTGGTGATCGTGCCGCGATTCGGATGACTGATCATTTTCGTTCTCCTAGCCCCTGAAAATCCGCGAGGCGCCGGGAAACTATGAACTGAGATTCCTATGGTTGGTAACTCACCGTTTACTCCAATAGCTTAGCCCGCGCGGCCGGCGCGACAAAGCAAAAATAGCACTTTACCGCGCCTGCGCCTAGCGCCACTATACTCCTTGCACGGGGGCGGCATCGCAAGATGTGGCCAAGTACCTGGGCAGGCTGCGCCGGGGGATTTCCTGCCTCAGCCCCCTCGCCCCCGTGTATGGAACTGGGAGACAGCTTATGAATGGTATACCCACCGCCGTACTTGTAGACGCCGAGCGCCCCCTGGCCATTGCGCCGGCTACCCTAGAAACGGTGCGCGCCGAGCTCGCCGCCCAGCGCGACGACCAGCAAGTGCTCGCCGACCTGGAAGCACGCCGCAAGGAGACCCAGGCGCGCATCGACAAAAGAAGGTTCGATACGCTGCCGGCGCTGCTGATGGCCGCGGGCACCGACCAAGTCGGGCTGCCGGCGGCCGGCAACCTGCCCGCCTACGACGCGCGCCTAAAGCCCTACTATAGGGCCAACATCGCGGCGGAGTGGCCCAGCGAGAAGCGCGAGGCGGCCTTCGACCTGCTCGAAGCCAAGCAAGGCGGCGACATCATCAAGTGCGTGGTCTCGGTAGAGTTTAACCGCGAAGAGATCGACGAGGCCCGTACACTGGTCCAAAAGCTGGGCGAGGCGGGCCTCATCGCTTCCCTTAAGCGCACCGTGCAGTGGAACACTCTCACCGCCTGGTTCCGCGAGCAGGTGGAAGCTCACCGCGGCCTTAGCGGCGCGGAGATGGAAGCGCTGGGCGCCACCCACGGCCACCAGGTGGAGATCAAGGAGCGCAAGACATGACCAAGCGCCCCAAGCTCCAAACCAAAACACCCGAGCAGATAGCCGACGCCATCATTCAGCGCGCCAATGACGGCTATCAGGACATGGCGAAGAGCGGCTACCCACCCTTTGCCCTAACGCCTTGGGACGATCGCAATCGCTGGTCGGCTTACATCAAGAAGGTGGCGGCCGAAGTTATCTCCGAACAAATGAAGGGAGCCTAAGCCTATGTCTATCCTAAGTCGTACCAAAGATCCTGTGCCGACCACCGAGGAGATCAATAAACCCCCCGGCCCCGGCCAAGGCGCCGTGGTACCCCAGGCCGAGGGTGCCTTGCCCGCCGCGTTGATGGCCGAGATGGAGAAGGACGCCGGGCGCGGCGTGAGCACCGACCAGGCCGATAACCTGGTGCCGCTCATCTACGTGCTCCAGGCCCAGAGCCCGCAGGTGCTCAAAAAGAACGAGAACTATATCGAGGGCGCCGAGGCGGGGTGTATTTGGCTGCGCAACGCCGATGACCCAGTCGTCTCTGGAGACGACGGGGTCATTTTCCAGCCCTGCCACTTTGCCCATGGCCTCTGGATCGAATGGGGCGCGCAGCGCGGCTCCGGTTTCGTCGCGCGCCACACGCACCGGCCGCCGGAGGCCAAGCTGGGCACCATAACGGACGACCGCGGCAACCAGCGCCAGGCCTGGGTGATGCCCAAGGGCACCATAGTGGTCGAGACGCGCCAAGTGACGGGCCTGGTGCACACCGACGCGGGCGGCCGGCTGCCCTACGTAATCCCATTCTCGGGCACCGGCCACACGGTGGCCAAGGGCTGGAATAGCGACATCGTCAACCACCCCCTGGCCCCCGGGAAGCAATCCGCCGCATTTCACCATCTGTATCGGTTAAAAACCCGATACAGAACCAACAAGCTGGGCGAGTGGTACCTGCTCGACCCCCAGCGCGCGGGCTGGGTCCAGACGGCCGAGGACATCGCGCTGGGCCGGGCGCTGTGCGCCGCAGTGGAGTCGGGCGAAAAGCAGGCGGCGCCCGAGGCCGACACGGGCGCGGCGGCCAGCGATCCGCCGTTCTAATTGGTTCAAGCCGTGTCGACCCCGTCCTTCGGTGGACGCTGTGGCTTTGCAAGTTCGACGCGGCAAAGGAAGGACTTGCTTCAAGTGGGATGCGACAAAAACGCGACAACCGGGAAGTCAGAAGCCCACGAGGCCCGGCACTCAACACCTGATATGAAAGCCCCAAGGGGGGCTTTCATGCGCCTCCCCGGCCAGCGCGCCGTAGTTCGCCCAGTTCCGCTGCGCGCTCGCCGTCTCACCCACGCGTGCCGGGGAGGCACTCTATCTAGGAACCATGCTATGGAAAATGACATCGAGACTTCTGAATATAAGCCGCCGCGCCGCAATGAGCGCGCCATCGCCGCATTGCAACAGCAAATGCGCGAGGAGCCGTACGAATACGGCTTCGACAAAATTTTCGGGCACTTTCCCCCGCTAGTCGTCGAAGTGCTTGACTGACCGTGAGCAGCAGCTGGCGCGCGCCCATAACGCGATGGCGCGCGTAGCCGGAGAGATGGCCCGGGCGCTCGCTCGGGCGCCGGCTGGCGCGCGGTGCGCCGGGGGAGTGGGCCGCGGCGCTAAGGGCGGTGGCGGAGCAGCTGGAGCAAATGCAATGATCCGTGTCTATATCGCCAGTAAGATTAAATATGCGCCGCGCTTGTGTGATTTGCGCTACGAATGGAAGCAACATGGCATAGATCTACACGCGCGCTGGTTCGATCAAGCCGCGCATGAAGAGTCCGCTACGCCCGAGGATTTTCATATTTTCTGGATGGTAGATCAGCACGACGTGGAAACCTCGCGCGCGCTCATCGTCTACGCAGAACCGGGAGACGAGTTGCGTGGCGCCCTGGTAGAGGTAGGCATCGCCATCGCCAATGGCATCCCGGTCTTTATCGCGGGCGATTGCTCCAGTTTCGGCACTTGGCGCCACCACCCAGCCTGCGTCAAAGCCACTACCTTAGAAAATGCCAAAACCATGATCTTGCGCCTATTCACATGATGCCCGAGATTATCCTTGGCCCCCCCGGCTGCGGCAAGACTACGTCGCTACTCGACATCGTAGACGCAGAGCTGGCGCGCGGCGTGGCACCCGAGCGCATCGCCTACCTCTCGTTCACGCGGCGCGCGGCCGAGGAGGCCGTGACGCGCGCGAGCGAGAAGTTCGGGCTGGCGCGCGCGCAGCTGCCCTGGTTCCGCACGCTGCACTCCTTGTGCTTCCGGCTGCTGGGCCTGCGCCCGGGCGAGGTGATGGACCGCAAGGCGACCAGGGAATTCGCCGACTGGGCCGGCATAAGGGTGACCGGGGGGTGGTCGGAAGACGGGCTCCAGGCGGGCTTCGAGCCCGGCGACCGCATCATCTTTATGGAAAACTTGGCAAGAATCAAGATGGTCAAACTGCGAGAGCAGTTCGATCAGTTTGATGATGGCCTGCCGTGGCACGAGGTGGAGCGAGTGGCGCGCGCGTTGCGCGAATTCAAGCGTGCGCGGGGGCTGATGGACTACACCGACATGCTCCAGCAATTCCTCAGGGAGGGCCTCCAGCTGCGCCTGGAGACATTAATAGGAGATGAATGTCAAGACCTCCCGAAATTACAGTGGGATGTGTTCGATCGCCTCAGGCAGGGCGCCAAGCGTTGCGTGGTGGCCGGGGATGACGACCAGGCAATCTTCCAATGGGCCGGAGCAGACTCGTCCCATCTAGTGGACATGGCCGGGGACGTGCGCGTGCTGGGCCAATCCTACCGCGTGCCGCGCGCTGTACAGATCCTCGCCAATACACTCATCTCCCCAGTAGCGCACCGCAGGCCTAAGCAGTGGGCGCCGCGCGCAGCGGAGGGCGCGGTGGCGCACGAGGTCGCCTTCGACGTGGGGCTGACCGAGGGGCCGGACGTGCTGGTGCTGGCGCGCAACGCCTATGTGCTCAACGATGTGGTGGCGCCCGCGCTGCGCGAAGCCGGCGTGTACTATCACCGCAATGAAAAGCCTTCGGTAAGCACCGAAGTCTTGCAGGTAATATCTGACTGGGAGAGGCTAAGGGCCGGGGGCGCGGTGGCGGTGGAAGCAGCGCGCGCAGTGTACCAGGCCATGAGCGTGGGGCGCGGGGTAGCGCGCGGATACAAATCGCTCAGCGCATTCGACGAGCAGGCCCCCCCGGTCACGCTGGATGATCTCAAGAAGAAGGGCGGCCTGCTTGTCGACGCGATCTGGCACGTCGCGCTCGATCGCCTCCCGCAGCAGGACGTGGGCTACATCTTGGCGATGCGCAGGCGCGGCGAGCGGCTACGCGCCAAGCCTAGGGTGCGCATCAGCACCATACACGGGTCCAAGGGCAGTGAAGCAGAATACGTAATCGTTTTATCGGATATGGCAAAAAGGACGCATCAGGAAATGGAGACCAATCCTGATCCTGAGCGCCGTGTTTGGTACGTGGCGGTAACGCGAGCGCGTGAACGGTTAACGCTGGTGGCCGCGGGCGGGCAGCTAGCGTGTCCTTGGGTATAGCTTGCGCCTACATTTTAGTTTAAACTAAGTTAATCTACAATAAAGGAGATGGACTATGTATCGTCAAGGCGACGTTCTGGTAATTCCGGTAAAAGCTCTGCCCAAAGGCCTCGTGGCCGTCGAACGTGAGAATGGCCGCGCAGTACTGGCCCATGGCGAAGCAACCGGACATGCCCATGCCATCAAGGATGATCGAGCTGCACTGTTCAGCGATCCGAAGCTCGCGGCCATCTTTATGTATGTGTCGGGTGATAGCTCGGTAGCGCTGGAGCATGATGAGCATTCCACGGTGCTGGTGCCGCCGGGTAATTACCTGGTGATCCGTCAGCGCGAATACTCGCCGGAGGCCATTCGCAATGTCGCGGACTAAGATCGAGCGCCTCACGCCCAAACAAATTGCGCGCTTCCCCGAGTTTGTAGAGCACTGGACCAAAATTGGACTCTGTACTGATGTGGCCAATCGTCCCAGGGCCGAGGCCGCTATTTACGAGACTTATCGACAAGGGGGACTTAAACCCCCGCGCAAGATAATTTGGTGTGGGTCGCCGCTTTCACAGGGGTTAACCCGGGCCATCATCCTTGACCGGGAATGGGACAGCGTGGGGGACAGCGTGCGGGACAGCGTGGGGACCAGCGTGTGGGCCAGCGTGCGGGACAGCGTGGGGACCAGCGTGGGGACCAGCGTGGGGGCCAGCGTGTGGGACAGCGTGTGGGCCAGCGTGCGGGCCAGCGTGCGGGACAGCGTGTGGGCCAGCGTGCGGGCCAGCGTGCGGGACAGCGTGCGGGACAGCGTGCGGGACAGCGTGGGGGACAGCGTGCGGGCCAGCGTGCGGGACAGCGTGTGGGCCAGCGTGGGGGACAGCGTGTGGGCCAGCGTGTGGGCCAGCGTGTGGGCCAGCGTGGGGGACAGCGTGCGGGACAGCGTGCGGGACAGCGTGTGGGCCAGCGTGCGGGACAGCGTGTGGGCCAGCGTGGGGGACAGCGTGTACGGAGCCCATGATGCTTCTTGGTTAGCCTTTTATAGCTATTTTTATGAGACTTTGGGCCTTGTTGCAGAAACTCAAAAATTGGCAGGGTTGTGGGAACTCTCCCAGAGTACCGGTTGGGCTTTGCCGCATCAGAACATCTGTTGGGTCTCGGAGCGTCACCACATACTAATGCGAGATGAGCGCGGTCACCTGCACTCACTCACAGGGCCGGCTTGCGTTTACCCAGATGGCTGGGCCATTTATGCGGTGCACGGCGTTAGGGTGCCTGCGCAAATTATCGAGAAACCCGAAACCATCACCATAGAAGCTGTGGACAAGGAGCGAAATGCCGAGGTCCGTCGGGTAATGATTGATCAGTATCGGCCCAAGGCCGAAATCAAAGGCGCCGCTGCCTATATCCGCGATGCCGGGGGCAAGCGGCTAGACTATGATGAGAATTATGGCACGCTCTGGCGGCGCGAGCTGCCCTTCGACGAGCCCATTGTAATGCTGGAGGTAGTTAACTCGACACGCGAACTCGACGGCAGTTTTAAACATTATTTTTTACGTGTCCCGCCCCAAATAACCAAGGCGCACGAGGCGGCGGCTTGGACTTTTGGTCTTACTCCCAAGGAATATGTTCCCGTAGTAGAAACCTAGCCATGCGATGGGTGACGCATACCCGGGTGCTTAGCGTACGCAAGGAGATGCGCAAGATATATCTAAGCGGCTTCGGCGAGGAGGCCAAGTTCCGCGAGCAATCGTTGGGCTGGTACATGCACTTGGAAGGCAGCTACGAGAGCTTGCATCTCGGGTTTGAAAAACCCGAAATACATGCAGGGGACCGGGTTAAGATTACGGTGGAGAAGGTCAATGGTGATGCGGGGGATAAAACGGGTGGCTGAGCGTTTGCCGGGATACCGCTACCTGGGCGAGTCCCACGAGCGCACGGACTGGGCCATCCAGTTCGATTACTACGGCTGGCGGCTCTGGCTGCCGCGCAAGGCCGTGATTTATGCGCGCAACGAGAAGCGCTATTGCGCCCCGCGCTGGGCCATCGAGACCGCCAAGGAGCATGGCAGTGCCCGCGCCAGCGATTGAAACTAAGATTGGCGCCATTGCCGATCCGCGCGAACGTCTCCTGGCCTTCGCCGTTGAACGCGAGGCCATCAGGCTTAGGCGCTCGGCGGGGCAGCCGAAGCCTTGGACGGATGACATCATCTTACGTTCTTACAGATTTTGCAACATTCGACGCGAGGATGATGCTGTGACGCAATGGATCCGGGTTAATTGGCGCGAGCCCTACGCCGGGGATGAGGATTTGTGGTTCGGGATGGTTGTTGCAAGATTCGTGAATTGGCCGGAGACGCTGGCGGAGATCGGCTGGCCGGTGCCTTGGGAGCCTGAGAGGTTCTTGAGGGTGATGGCGCGGCGCAAGGAGTATGGTGAACTGTGCTTTGGGCCAGCTTACATCGTCAGCACCAATGGGCGCAAGATGAGCAAGGCAGAGTATGTCACAGTGGAAGTGTTGCAACCACTCTGGCAGGGGCGAGAAAGGTTGCGGCCCAAACCGGGGGACAGTCTAAACAGTTACCACATGCTGCTGGGCCAGATGCAAGGGCTCGGTAGCTTTATGGCCGCGCAAGTAATTGCTGACTGCAAATATGTGGAGCCGTTGCGCAAGGCCGTGGACTGGTATACGTTCGCTGCCAGTGGCCCAGGGAGCAGGCGTGGCTTAAATAGGATTTTGAATAGGCCAAAGGATGCCGCGTGGCGCGAGGATGAATGGCGCTTGCAGCTGCGCAGGCTGCAAGACTGGATAAATAGCAAATGGCTACACGAGCCATTTCATGGTCAAGACTGTCAATCGCTAAATTGCGAATTCGACAAATATGAGCGCGTGCGACTAGGGGAGGGGAGGCCCAAGCGCCTTTTCGAAGGGAATGGCCAGGCCTAAAAAGAGTTGCGGCATATATGCCCTGATCCATGTGCTGACCAAAATGGCATATATTGGTGGGTCAGTGTGGATAGAGAACAGATTTTCATATCATCGGGCCATGCTCAAACGGCCATGGCACCATAGCAAGAAATTATTAGACGCTTGGAACAGCACCAATCCAAAGGACTGGCAATATAAAATAATGGAACTTTGCCCTGAGTCCGAATTGGACATCAGGGAACAATGGTGGTTGGATAATTATGATGGCCCTTTATTAAATGTCCAACCCAATGCTGGTACCCCCAAAGGGTCTAAACATACTGAAGAAACAAAAATTAAAATGAGCGTAGCTGCTTTGCAAATTGCAGCAGATCCCGAAGAAATAAAACGCCGATCACGACGAGTTAAGAAACAACACGCCAAAGGTAAATTCGGCCGTAAAACTTGGTCGGCAGAATCTGTGGCGAGTTTCCTTATTAAAGCAGCCATAGCCGGAGAGAAAAGGCGCGGTATCAAGTTTAGTAAAGAAACACGTGCCAAGCAGCGTGCAGCATGGACACCTAAGCGGCGTCGAGAACAAAGCAGGCGCATACGCATATTAAACACTGGGCGCAAGGCCAGCTTGGAAACGCGTGAAAAACAACGGAGTGCTTGGACGCCGGAGAAGCGCGCCGCAGCTTCTCGAAGAGCTAAGAAACAAGGGCTTGGTAAACGTATTCGAAGAAAATCATGAAGATCTACATCCCCAGCCGGGGGCGCGCCGCGCTCATCCCACACGGCCCGCTCGCAGATATGGGACCAGGGCTGCGCGCGCGCACCATATTGGTCGTGCCGGGAGACGAAGTCGCCCGATACAAGAACAAATTGGCCAATAACTCTATTAAAGGCGTGACGGTAGAAGGAATCGGATATAGGTCTATCGGTGAGAAGAGACGCATCATTGGCGAAATGGCCAGCGGCCAGGGGCAGGATGCTTTCCTGATGATGGACGACGACGTGCGCTTTTTTGTAAGGAAATCTAACGAGAGCTGGCACCTGCGCCCCGTGGCCTGGGGTGATATGGAACAAATGCTGGCGGCGCTGCTGGATTGCTTGGCCGAGGTGGCTTCGGCAGGGGTGAGCAGCCGCGAAGGCAACAATCGGCACGGCGTGGGCACGCCGGAGGACTTGGTGCTGCGCGACACGCGCGTGATGCGTGTGCTCGTCTATCGCACCAAGGAATTCTTGGCCTGCGAACATGACCGCCTCCCGGTCATGGAAGACTTCGACGTACAGCTCCAGCTATTGCGCGCGGGTCTGGGCAATGCCAATCTCTGCTACTGGGCCAACGATCAGGGACAGACCAATGCGCCGGGGGGATGCTCGCTCTGGCGCACCCATGCGCTGCACGAAGCCAGCGCTCAGCGCCTAGTAGAACTTCACCCCGGTTATGTAAAATTACGCCAAAAGGCCAATAAAACAGACGCCGAAGGCTTCGGCACTCGCACCGAAGTCACCGTGGCCTGGAAAAAAGCAGCCGAAGACGGAAGAAAATAATTTCGCGGACCCCCTTTACATTCTCCAAGAGATGGGTTAGAGGTTGAATACTAATAAACCACTATCAGGAGAGAACTGGGCAATGAAGACCGACTATAGCGAGATGACCATCCAGCAGATGCTGCGCGCCTACAACACTTTGGTTGCCGACGCGCAACTCGCGGGATTGACGCACTATCGCGAGCGGCGCTGCTTCAAGGACCGCAGCGACGCCGAGAAGTCGCTGGCGGCCATCGCCAGCAGCATGAAGGCCCACAAGGAGGGCCAGCGCCGCGCCGGGGGGGACGATATTAGCCCCGGCCTGGCTAGGTTGCGTGCCGACCCGCGCGCCGAGCGCCTCTGCGAAGAGGTGTTACAAGACCAAGCCGAGGCCATGCGGGTGACCCCGGCCGAGCCACCCACTGTACCGCAGGAACCGCCGCAGGCATATCCGGCCCCGGCAGAAAGCAAGGAGGGCCAGATGGCCAAGGCTAAGAAGGCGAAGAAGGAAGGCAATGGAAGCGGGCGGCGCGGACGCGCGCCGGCCTACGGCGACGAGGCCAAGATCACCGTTCTGGCGGAGGGCAACCCCAAGCGCGAGGGCACCAAGGCGCACGAATGGTTCGCCGCCTACCGCACCGGCATAAAGGTCGCCACGCTGTGCGAGAAGCTCGGGCGCTCGGTGGCGCTGGGCTGCCTGCGCTGGGACGTGGAGAAGGGATACGTCGCGGTCGAGTAACCCCGTCCCCCCACAGAGTTGCTGGACTGTAGGGGGCCCGACCAGCTAGCGCTGGCGGGCCTCCACGCTTTACTGCGCCTGCGCGCGGGCCCATGGTAGTGCCCATGGGAAAAGCACATACATTTTGGGAAGAGCGTAAACACCGCTACCCCTTCTGCGCTACATCCAGCACCAAGGTGCGGCCCGAGCGCGTGCCGGGGAAGCACCTCTCAGTCGTATTCTCCACGCGCGTTAGGACCTGGGGCTTTGCCATCCGGGAGGAGCGCGACGCCTTTGTCACGGCCCATCCCAGCGCGGAGACACGCGAGTGCACGTAATACACGCGGTCAATGTCGCCGAGGCGCTGCCCCTGGGCGTGGACTATCTGCTCCAGCACGGGAGCCAGGAGGCGTCCCGCAACGGGCCGGTGCTGGTGGCGCCGGGGCCGGTGGCCACCGTATATGCGCGCCCGCGCGAGTGCGTGCTGTTCAATGCGGTGAGGGATGCCAATCCTGCATTCCACCTCATAGAGGCGGCGGCCATGCTGGCGGGGCGCTCGGACGCGGCTCTGCTCAACAATTACATCAGCGACTTCGGCGCGCGCTTTGCCGAGCCCGACGGCAACATCCATGGCGGCTATGGACAAAGGTGGAGGACGCACTTCGGCTACGACCAGCTAGCCGTCTGCATCGAGAAGCTGCGCCGTAACCGGGGGGATCGCCAGGCCGTAATCCAGATGTGGGATGCATCAGATATCGCCGCTGCCGACGTCTACGATAGGTATACCATCGGTGCCAACGATCTCAAGGGCGAGTGGCGCGATAGGCCCTGTAATCTCATGATAAATTTGCGCGTGCGTGACGATGCGCTGCATATGATGACCACCAGCCGCAGCCATGATTTTTTGTTTGGGCTTGCGGGCGCGAATTCCGTTCATTTTGCAATTTTGCTCGAATACCTAGCCGCCATGATCGGAGTGCAGGTGGGCACATTGACCATGGTTAGCTGGAACCTACATATCTACGTGATCGAACTGGAGCGCTTGGCGCGACGCGCGGGCGCACCCAAGGGCACCCCGGTCAGCGCGCTGCGCGCCCTCGGCTTGCCTCTCGCGCTAGCGGGCAACGGCTACGCCACGGCCGGGGTGGCGCCGATGGCGCTGGTGGACGAGCCCGAGAGCTTTGACCGGGAGCTGATGCGCTTGATGGAAATGTTGGACGACCTACACGTTATTGACCCAGAGCCTTGCGCGCCAAATTGGGGGTTCCGCAATATGTTCCTCTCGCGCACGGTCTGGCCCATGGCCGTCTGCATGCGGCTGTGGAGGTTGGGCCACCGCAATGAAGCCTTGGCGCTTACCACAGAAATAGCAGCGACGGATTGGCGCCTTGCATGCCGCGAGTGGTTCGAGCGCCGGATGCGCAAGCCGGAGATGGTGGCGTCATGATGACGGGGCCGATGTATATGGACCTGGGCCAGGCGGCCCAGGGCGCGCTAGCGCTGGCGATTGTCGCGGCGCTGGTGTGGGCGGGGCGGAGGATATGATGCTCAACGTAATGCTCGATCTCGAAACATACGGCACTCGGCCAGGGTGCGTGCTACGCTCCATCGGGGCGGTTGCATTCGATCCATTGGGGAAGATTACGGGTGCTGAATTCTATCGCAATATCGACTATGTTTCCTGCCTTGAAGCCGGCCTCATCGTCGATACAGCAACCAAAGAATGGTGGTCACGCCAATCGCGCGAAGCGGAAGCCGCGCTTCTAATCGATCCGCGCGCGCTTAGCGAAGTCGTAAAGGAATTCCACCAATGGTTCCTCTGGGAAGCCAGGGCCGAGCAGATATGGTCGCACGGCGCCAACTTTGATGAGCCGCTGTGGCTGGCAGCGGCACACGCGGTCGGTACCATGGTGCCTTGGAAATTTTGGAATGTGCGCTGCACACGCACCCTTTTCGAAATCGTTCAATTCGATCCACGATCCATTCTGCGCCAGGGTATGCATCACAACGCCCTTGACGATGCCAAGCATCAAGCGCGCTGCGTGCAATTCGCCATGCAAAATATCAGGACGAAGGCGCCCGCATGACCATGCGCGAAGAGCACGTGCTAGACGCCCGGCGCGCTGGTCAGATACCGCGCTACGGGGTGTTCCCGCACGTTAGCCGCCAGACTACCGGGGAACACAGCTGGCAGGTGATGCGGCTGCTGCTGGCGATCTGGCCTGACTGCCCGCGCCACGTGCTAGTCCATGGACTAGTCCATGATGTGGGAGAACTTTGGGCAGGGGATTGTAGCTGGCACGCCAAGCGCAGCAACAAGCTGCTCAAGGCCGCGCTGGATGTGAGCGAGGACGAGGCGCACCGCGCGATGGCCAAGCGCTGGCAGCTGCCGGGGGTGCAGGTGCTGAGCGAGATGGATCGCGCGGTATTCAAAGCGGCCGAGACGCTCGAGATGCTGGAATGGGCGCTGCATGAGATCAACATGGGCAATAGGTATGCGGCGCTGGTCGCCCAGCGGTGCCGCGCGACACTGCTGGAGATGAAGCTGCCCGAATTTATCCGCACCAACCTGCTTGCCTATCAAATCAAGCGCGAGAGGCTGGAGGAGGCGGTGGCCGATGGTGCCTAATTATAGATACACAGGTAAAAACGATTATTTATTTCCTATTATGAAGACCAGTGGTCTTTATAGAGTAAATAAATCAGGTCATATTTTAACTTGTAAGCAAATGGGTGGCCCTACCCATATTAAAGGCCCCTGGAGAAGAGTGGGACACACCCCCGGTCCTAATGGTAGAGGACAAGTTCGCCATCACGGCAAAATGGTTTATACTCATCGGTTAGTTTGGTTTTGGTTTAATGGTCCTATCTCCCTTAAAATGGAGGTAGATCATATAAATAATAAGAAATTAGATTGTAGACTAAGAAATCTTCAACTCCTCACTCGATCTCAAAACCAACAAAAAGCTGAAAGAGACGGTTTAATCAAGAGGCCCCCCGGCCCCCGCCCTAAGATGAAAGCTTCTATTCTTGCATGGTGGGCTTTACCAGGAGTGAAAGAAAGAATGTCCAAGTCTGCTAAAAGAGGTTGGGAGAAAAGGAGGGCTAAATGTCCAGCCATCTAGATTATTTATTTTCGATCGCCCAGTCTGATGTGGAACATATAAAAGAAAAAGAAAAAACTTACCAAGGTTCCTGGAAAAAGCGTGGTGGTTGCGGCGCGTTTCATATGTTGGCGCGCAAGTGGGACCGCTTGGAGAATATGCTAGGGCGCGAGACGCACATTCTCAATCGCTCGCGCGCGGGCCAGCCCAACTTGACGGTGGAGCGCTACGACGTGTTTGCCGCCGTCGAAGCCGACGCCACAGGCGGGGATGGCACCGTGTTGGCCGAGGTGCGCGACTTGAGGCGCTATTTGCTTTTAGTGGAAGCGGAAATGGCTGCGCGCAGCGTGATAAGGACGGGGCCACTGGCTACGGAACCTCCCCTCAACAGACAGTCACTAAATCAGTGGTCCACCTCGGGCTTGCGCGCGCAACTGATCGATCTCGGGCGCTCGCCGCTTTCGCGCGTGGGCGACGCGCTGGCGCGCGATATAAGGGCGGAGTTGGCAAGGCGCGGGGCCAAATGGCGCGAGGAGCCCAACAGGCCGGGCACACCGGAAGATGGCGGCCACCATGCGCGCCAGAACATAGTGCCCGGAGGCGGTGCCTTCGATATGAAGGTGGGCGACCGGGTGGTGTGCACCACCCCCGGCCATACCTATTATGGCCGGACCGGGGTGGCCAAGGAGTTCTTGCAAGATGGCGATGCCTATGTGCAACTTGACGGCGAGAGCGGCCACACCATGATCAAATGGAACCACCTGAGCAAGGCCCCATGATGCGTAGGCTGCTGGCCGACTGGCGCGAGCCCGTGCTGCTGGTCACTAGTGTGGGCGAGCAGGTGCAGAACATAGCGCTGGCGCTAGCGGCGGCCATGCCCGCGGGTCTGCTGCTGGGGGTGCTGTTGCGATGACCGGGGGGAACCTCTTTGAAGGCCAGAATCTGGACACCGGAATGGTGATTGGGGGCATGCGCGTCTTGGTCAGCGACTATTTGACTGATTTCGATTTGGTGCGCCGTACCTGGAAGGAGCGGCTTTTCGCCCGTCCTTGGAGACCCTGGAAGAAATATAAACAAATCGAAAAACCCCCGCCCTATTACGTGAATGAAGCACAGAGGGTTATCTATACCACCCAACGTGGCTGGTTGGCCTTGAAGGCTGAGACCAAGCTGCGGGCCCACTAGCCCCATGGCGCGCGCCCGGGCCAAAAGCGTCCACATTGGAGGAGAGCAACTCCCCTTGATAACGCCGCCTTCCGCGTGGGTGGCGCCGGCGGAATTGCCCGATCTGCGCGACCGGGGAGAGTTGATTATCGCGGAAGACATCGAGACGCGCGACGACTCGCTCGCCGCCGGGCGCGGGTCGGGCTGGCCGTACCGTAGCGGGCACATAGCCGGAATAGCTTGGGCCTGGGACGATCAGGCCATCTACGTGCCGCTGCGCCACCCTGAGGGGGCGAATTTTGATGAAGGCGCGGTGAGGCGCTGGCTGGGCGACCACCACGCCGCGGCCGGGGGGCTGCGCTGGCTGTACCATTCTGCCAACTACGATCTCGGGTGGCAGCGCGCCCAATGGGGCCTGGAACCTCCCTCGATCATAGAGGATAGCTTGGCCGCCGCGGTGATGGTCGATGAGAATCGGCTCAACTACCAGCTGGACGATCTCTGCCGGTGGCGCGATCTGCCGGGGAAGGACGAGCGCGCGCTTAGGGAGGCCGCGGCTGCCTACGGGTACCATGGCGACGCGGTAAAGGGCGCGCTGTGGAGGCTGCCGGCGCGCTACGTGGGCTTGTACGCGGAGGCGGACGCCAGGGCCACGCTGGCGCTCTATAACGCGCTGGTGCCGACGCTGGAGGCCGAGGGCACCTGGGCAGCGTATAGGCTGGAGATGGATTTGGTGCCCATGTGCCTGGAGATGCGGCGCCGCGGCATTAGGGTGGACCTGGAGGGCGTGGCGCGGAGCCGGGGGGCGCTGCTGGAAAAGCGCGATGGGGTGCTGAAGGAGCTGACCGAGCAGCTGGGAGTGACGGCGCTGGGGATGGAGCAGGTGCGCTCGCCGCGCTGGCTGGAGAAGGCGCATGACTCCCAGCGCATAGGCTACCCGCGCACGGCCAAAACGGGCCAGGGGTCATTTACCAAGGATTGGATGAGGGGGCATGAACACTGGTTGCCGCGGCTGGTGTCGAGAGCGGACCAGCTGACCGAGGCAGCCGACAAATTTCTTAAAGGATTTATCTTAGATTACGCCCATAGAGGACGGCTCCACGCCAGTGTGAATTCTTACCGAGGGGAACCAGGGGATGGCACGCGCTCCTATCGTTTCAGCTATTCCGACCCCGCCTTGCAGCAAGCGCCCAGTCGCGATGAGGAGATAGCCGCGGTGTTCCGCGGTGCGTTCCTGCCGGAGCCGGGGGAAGTGTGGGGCTCGTTCGATTGGAGCCAGCAGGAATACAGATTGATCGTGCACTTCGCCGAGCTACTAGATCTCCCTGGCGCGGGCGCAGCGGCACAGCGCTACCGCGAGGACCCCGAGACCGACTTCCATCAATATGTGGCCGAGATCACGGGGCTGGATCGCAAACCTGCTAAGGATGCAAACTTCGGCGTCAGCTATGGGGCCGGGGTGAAGAAATTCGCGATGATGATTGGCCAGAGCGAGGAAGCTGCGCGCGCCATTTTGGATCAGTACAATCGCGAATTACCCTTCGTTAAGGAATTGGCAAAGCGCTGCCAGCAGCTGGCCGAAAGCCGTGGCTGGGTGCGTTTGCTCAACGGGGCGCGCTCTCACTTCGATTTGTGGGAGTTGGCCTGGCGCGACGGGGAACCCGGTTACGCTTATCCTCGTCCGCTGGCCGCCGCGCGCGCGTTGTGGCCCGATAAGCGCTTGCGCCGGGCTTTCTGCCAGAAGGCCCTCAATCGCCTCATCCAGGGTAGCGCGGCCATTCAGGCAAAGTTGGCGCTTCGCCAATGTTGGCATGAGGGAATTACGCCGCTGCTCATGATGCACGACGAGATAGATGTGTCGGTGGGCGATGAAAAAACGGCCCTGAGAGTAGCCGAGATCATGCGTGACGTAGTACAATTGCGCGTGCCGATGAAGGTGGACGCTGAATTCGGTAAGGATTGGGGGAGTGCCAAAAATGCATGGAACACTGCCTAAATTTTATGGTTTTGTGTACATCTGGCGCGATCGTTCTCGCAAAATGTTCTATGTCGGTTCTCACATGGGTGAAGAGGACGATGGCTATATTTGTTCTTCTCGGACCATGCTTAAGGAGTACCGGGAACGGTCCCAAGATTTCAAGCGCCGCATAATATATCGGATAGCCATTAGGAATGTCCAGGCGCTTTTGGAAATTGAGCAGCGCTGGGTCAGCATGATTACTCGCGATGAGCTTTGCGTTCGCTATTATAATCGCACCACCAATGTCTATCGCGGCAGCAAATCTGGCCGTTATCTCTCGATGGAAACTCGGCGCCTTATTAGTATAGCTCATGAAGGGATTAGACCTGGGCCTGAAACTCGGGAGAAAATGAGAAAAGCCAAAATAGGTACCAAAAGAACCTTGGAATCTAGACAAAAGCAAGGGGTTTCTTTAAAGGGCCGAAAGCGTTCCCAAGAAGCGATTGAGAAAACTAGACTACATTTCATAGGCAAGAAGCAGTCTGAAGAACATTTGAAAAAACTAAGCGCAGCTCGAAAAGGCAAAAAGCAGTCAGCTAAAACGGTAGCAAATCGAAAAGCAGCCATGCAGCGTTTAGCTATGAGAAACGATTATTTTCGATGGGCTGATGATGGGGGATTTGTCCCCGATAAACTCTGGTGGCAAAAGAATTCGTACCAAGGATTTTGAAAAGGTCTGTAGGATGAAGGACCTAGCCGGCTGGTGGCTCTACGCGGGCGCGGGGGTGGTGCTGGCGGGGGCGTGGGCGGTGATGGCTTGGCGCGCGTATAGGGCAAAATAAATGAAGCAAGGGGCTTTACTTCTGGGATTGGAAGGGGCATACTAGGGCTAGGTGAAGAGGAGAACTGGGCCATGACTACCCCTACCAAGCAGCAGGCGGACTTCGTAAGGGCACTGGTGGAAGGCGTGAGCCACCTGGCGCTGGTGGCGCGCGCGGGCACGGGCAAGACGCACACAATCCTGCTCGGGGTGGCCGCGTATCTGGCGAAGTTCCCCGGGCACGAGGTGCTGGTCTGCGCCTTCGGCAAGGCCATCGCCGAGGAGATCAAGGGCAAGCTGGCCAAGATGGGGTTGGACTGGCGCCAGGCCCAGGCCGCCACCACGCACAGCATAGGATTCGGGCTCGTCAAGTTCATGTTCAAGCCCAAGGTGGACGACAACAAGGTGCGCTTGCTAGTGCGCGGGCGCAACGAGGCCGTCTACCGCGAATACGAGGCCCAGATTTGCCAACTGGTGCACCTGGCCAAAGTTGCGGGAGTCGGTTTCTTTACCGACTCCCCCATAGGCGACGCCATGACTTGGCACGCGCTGGCCGACCACTACGACGTGAACGGGCTGGATGATACTTCGGCCATGGACGCGATCGTGGAGGCCGCCCAGTATATCTATCGGGCCTCGCTAGAGCAGACCGACGTGGTAGACTTCGACGACATGGTGCTGTTCCCGCTCATCAAGAACATCCGCGTCAAATTCGGTAAGGACCTCATCTTCCTCGACGAGGCCCAGGACACCAACCGCACGCGCCAGGCGCTGATGCGCAAGTTTCTCAAGAGGAGCGGGCGCATGGTGGTGGTGGGCGACGACCGCCAGGCCATCATGGGCTTTGCCGGCGCCGGTGCCGACGCGCTGACCGACCTGATCAAAGACTTACAGGCCCAGGCCATGCCGCTGACCATGACGTGGCGTTGCCCGCGCGCGGTGGTGGCCGAGGCCCAGCGCTTGGTGCCGGACATTGAGGCGGCCGAAGGCGCCGCCAAGGGCGAGGTAGCTATGCTGCCGGCGCTGCCCGAGGACCTCGGGGCCGGCGACGCGGTGCTCTGCCGCAACACCGCGCCGCTCATCCAGGTAGCTTATTCGATGATCCGCCAGGGCAAGGCTTGCAAGGTGGAAGGCCGCGCGATCGGCGAGGGCCTGGCAAAGCTGGCGGGGCGGTGGAAGGTCAAGACCATCGACGCGCTGCTCAATCGCCTGGACATCTACAGGGAGCGCGAGATGCAGAAGCACCTGGCGCGTGGCCAGGATGTCAAGGCCGAAGCCGTCGCGGACAAGTGCGAGACGCTGGTGGAGATCTGCCAGGCGGTCCTTAATAAAGGCCAAAAGGACGTCTGCGACGTCCAGGCCTTCATTAACACTATGTTCGCGGACACCGACGCGGCCGAAGGCCAGCGCATCATCACCTGTGCCACCTACCACCGCTCCAAGGGGCGCGAGTGGGGCCGGGTGTACCTCTACCGGTCGGGCTTGTGCCCCAGCCCCTGGGCCAAGCAGGACTGGCAGAAGCGCCAGGAAGAGAACCTGGCCTACGTAGCCATCACCCGGGCGCAGCAGCTGCTGGCTTATGTCAACTGAGGAAAGGAACTAGGACATGACGACATACATGATGACGCGGGTGCGGCCCTCCTACGAGATATGGGAGAGCCGGCGCTCGGGCGGGCGGCGCTCGCTCTTCAAGCTCATGGTCAACCGCCACGATCTGCACGGCTGGCAGATGGAGGGCACCGTGAGCTCCGCCCTGGCCGTGGTGGTGGCGCGCCAGGTAGAGCTGGAGGAGGACCAATGATCATCCCCGGATTAATGGTCATCAAGAAGCCGCTTGAAACTTACCTCATCGTCCGCGAAAGCGATGGTGATCGGGAACTCACCCCGGTCGAGTGCGAAAAGCTGTTCGCGGCGGCAACTGAAGTCGGGCCGCTACATGAGGCCCTTGCCAAATTGGCCAATGAGGTGGATGCCTCGATAAGCCTCATGGAGCCGCTGTGCCGGCGCGAATTCGGCAACACAAACTACCAGTGCATCATGGACAGGGTCGCCGAGGCGCGGCGCCTACTGAGGAGGACGGGGTTATGAACTGGACGCTGTACGACATCCTGGTCGAGCTCGGGGCGCTGGCCTCGCTCGGCCTGTTCCTGGCCTGCGTGGCCGTGTTCGGCGCGCTGGTGGCGGGGGCATGAGATGAGCTACGACCCGCGCTGCTACGACCTCGCCTCGGTGTTCCTGGAGGATGAGCCGTTATTGTTTAGCGACGCCAGGTGCAAGGAGCTCGCCCAATTGATTCAGGACCGAATCGAGAGCTTCATCGAATACGAGCGGGCACATGCCGAGCCGCCCGACCCACCCGGGTGGGAGGGCGGCTTCGCGCCGAACCACTGATGCGTCAGTCGCTCGCGGAGCACATCGTGCGCGCGCTGGCGCGCGGGCTAGCGTATAAGGTGGCCTGGGCCGCGCCGCTTTGGCTAGCGGCGGCGGTTCTGGTGCTGATGGTGGTGTTCAGCCTGATAGGGAGGGTGTGATGGGGCCCGGGCCGGGGGTGCAAGCCACCGAGTTGTGGCAGTGGCGGCGCGAGCGCGCCATCGCGGAGTTCCGCGAGGCCGGGGGGATGTACGAGGGCGATGTGGATGTGCTCGGCGCGCGGATAGCGGGGCTAGGCTACCGTGGCGCGGCGCTGAGGAGAGAGGTCAACTACATTAGGGACAATGCTGATGCGCGATAAGAAACGGAGCAGGGTTGTGGGGTGTCCGCGCTGCGGCGCGTCCTACGAGCGCAAGAGCGGCTTCATGGTGTGCCGGGGATGCGGCCACAAGCCCGGCGACCAGCACCCCGAGCACCCGGCCATGACCGGGGTGACCAGCAGCGAGCCGTATTCGGGGCGCGTCATGTATGGCCGAGTGTTGCCGCACCGCACCTATAATTCTTAGGTGGTCAGCAGTCGCGCGATGGCGTCCCAGGACCACCGCGCCGGGCCGTTGGCGCCGTAGCAATCGCCCAGCAGGCCATGCTCAAGGCCGAGGCGCTTGAGGTCGGCCGCGCGCGCGCCGGGCCAGATGTAAATCTCATCCACCGCGGCGCCCTTGCGCGGGCCGCCCGAGTGCTTGCGGCGCACGGCCACCCAGCAGCGCCCCCTATAGCGCGCGCGCCGGCTAAGCCAGGCGACTTGCTCGGGGCGCAGTGGCACTGCCCAACCCGAAACCACCTTAAATTCAATCCATCCGGTTTGGCCTTGATAACAATACTCGCTATCAGGGATACCCCTTCCCGTTTGTCCGGTTTCGATGCTGGTCCACATGAAGGCGGGCAGGTGGGCGCGGAAGAGCGCGCGCAAGCCGCCATCAATCATGCCCTTTCCCCATATTTGCGGAGAAACTTCTTGATAATCTTTATCGCCTCTTTGTTCCAGTCCAAGCGGGAGCGGATTTGATCGAAGAATTGCTGGTGGGTAAGGCCGTAGGCTTCACCATCTGAGATGAAGCCATGGCCTTGCGCTTCTTGGACGGCTGAGAATAGTTCGTCCAGAAGCTCCGGTACGGCTGGGCGCGCCTTCACGGTCCCGCTCTCGCCCGCAACGATCATGCGCGCTGCTCGCGCGTACGGGTGATGAGGCCGCAATCCACGCAACGCCGCTGGCGTAGCACCACCGGGTGGTGCTTAGCCGGGGGCCGGCGAGTTTCTATGGCGCGCGTTATCCCGCCGCAGCCGGGACAAGGTAGCGTGGCGCCCCCGGTGCGCGGTATCGGCTTGCGGCGGGCCATTAGCGGTTGGCTCCGCGGGCGCGGACGCCTTCGATCTGGTGGTGGACGCGCGCGATGTGCGGGCGCTTGCCGCGCGGGCCGGAGGGCCCGGAGCGCTTGACGCCCAGGCGCGCGGTGGGCTGGATGGCCTGGAGGTTGTAGGTGCCGGCCGAATATTGGGCCTCGGCGCCGCGGTCGAAGGAGACGATTTCGGTCTTGAGCGAGGTGGGAGTGTTGTAGCGCACCCACTTGTCCTCGTATTCGATATAGGTGCGCCCGAGGTGTACTCTGGCTTGCTTAGCGCCGGTGTCGCGATAGCCGCGCACGATGGCGCGCGCGGCAGCGCATCCACCGGGATCGTTGCGCTTACCCGCCGCGGCGTCCTTCGCGCTTATCTCGATCTTGAGGGGGCGGGTGGCATCCACTACGCGCTTGCCGTTGATTTTCATATCGGACTCCTGTTCATGTGGAAGGCGGCCGTGTGCATCACGTCTGCGTCGAAGCCGCCGGGACCGGTCTGGCGCATGACGTAGGCGAGGTAGTCGCGCGGCACGGCCGCCCACTCCTGGCCGCGATATTTGCCGAAACGTACCACACGCTGGAGGACGGGTTGATCCTGTAGGATCAACAAGTCTTCTAGCGTGCGGTTGCTAAGCATGTGCTTGAGTAGGCAGGCGGTGGTGATGGCATCGTAGAGGGCGCGGTGCGCAGAAAGCGATTGGCCGGGGAGGCTCGCGCGCACTTCGTTGTCCAACCCGAGGAAATATCGGAGGACTTGATTGGAGTGGCCCGGGGCATTGGGGTAGAGGTGGCAGGCTAGGCGATAGGTACACAGCCATTGGGCCGCGCCGAAGTGGTCGTGGAAGGTCTCCAGGAAAGCCCGGTCAAACGCGGCGTTATGAGCCGCAACTACCAGCCGCGTGCCGCGCGAGGCGCCGAAGTGGTGCAGCATCTGGTCTAGGGCTAGTGGCAGCTTAGGGGCCTGGCGCAAGTCGATATCGCGCAGGTGGTGCACGGCTTGGGCCTCGGGGGAGAGGCGCCGGCCCGGGGCGACGAGAGTGGAGAATGGATGGGGGGCGAGCGAGTAGGTTTGCTGGGTGCGGTACTTTAGGCCGGTGCCCTGTGCCAGGTCTACCGAGAGCTCGGTGAATGGGTAAGGGTCGGGGGTTAAGGCCACCGCGGCGAGCTCGACCACGGTGTGGCCGGCCTCGGGGCGGAGGCCGGTGGTTTCGCAATCTAAAACGATGACCATCGCTCTGGGTCCCGTCGTTAATCAGGTATTTACGACTCGCATCGCCTTAACTTCTTCCCAGCCGGCCTCAGTTAAAGAAACGGCCCGGTACATCATTCCTTTGGTGCCGGAAAAGTCGTTGGCGATGAACCGCTGATGTTCTCCGGGGCCGTGAATTCGCGCCAACCCCTTCGCAAGGAGCGAGTCAAGAGTTTTCCCGTGGCATTCGCCGTATTGGTTAAAATCTTCCTCAGAGAGCCAAGATAACAACTCTCGCTCGGCGGATGTGAGGTCGTTCATTACTTCCTCCGTTGTACACTCACCGTTTACGCTGTGGGCTCGGCCAGGGTGATCCAACCCTGGCGCGCGGCCTCGCTAAGGCGGCGGCGCGACATGCCGCGGCGCAGGAGCTGGCCGACGGTGACGCCAGGGCGTAAGCGCGCGCGGCCGAGAGATCGCATTCCAATCCGCCGGGCATCTGGCCCGACCGATTGGACGCGCAGCCGGTCGTAGAGGCGCGTATTGTTGGTGCCGGGGGTGGGCCCGCGCTCGGCGGGTAGTTGCGCCGCCAGGCGCGCGAGGAGGGTGGCCGTGCCGCAGACGAGGAGCGGGGAGTTGGGGGCGGGCGCGCAGTGGGTTATGGGGCGTCCGAGCAGGAGCTCGGCGTCTTGGGTGTAGCCGGCGCGCAGGAGGGTTACGGTGGCGGCGGCGTGGCTGATCGGTCGGAGCAGATCGTAGCTGGAGTCCGACGTGGCCTGGAGGTCGAAGCGCTCGGCCAAGAGCTCTAAGGCTTGGGTGTTTAGTTGCTCGCAAGCGGTGCGGTAGCGTGGTAGCATTGCCCAGTTCCTTCTGTTAGGTGGTGGTCCAGTCGGGGTGGAAGGTGGTGGCGGGGTATCCCACTTCTTGTCGTAGAGCATCGGCTAATCCTCTTGCTTGATGAGGGTTAGGCCAGCGCCAAGGTAAGGCCGGCGCGCTTGGATCTTGGCCATCTGCTGGGCTGTGTGGCGCGCGGCCATGGCTAAGTCGCGCGCTGCGGGTTCGCTGGGCGCGCTTACGCGCGTGGCTATGGCGGGCACGGCGGGGCCGGTGAAAGTGTAGGTGGGCATCGGCGTGGGTGTCCTTGGTTGCGGGGCTAGCATAGCGCGCGGGGTGGGCTAGGGCTAGCGGAAAAGGCCACTGATGTGGTGCTGCTTGAACTCGGGGGTGGTGTCGCCGCCGCGGTATTGGCCTATTAGGCCGTCGGGCGCTGACATTTCGATGCAGTACATCGGCATGCGTTCAGAAAGTGCAATGGCGAAAACGCGCGCGTGCCATTGCTCGGAGAAGCGCGCGATGTGCCCGTCAGGGCAGTGAACGGTATATTTGGTTCGCTTTGACATTTCCCAGTTCCTTTCTCGGTTCACCTAGGGCTAGGTATAAAGGAGGTTTGGGGGGAAGTAAAGGGGGTGGGGAAAATTATTTTAGGCGCAGCGTTTCACCTTCGAATTTGAGGACGATCTTGCGGCGCGCGTAGGCGCTGCGCGCGGCCGGGGAGCAAGCAGGGCAATAGCAGAGATTAGTGGCGGGGATGAACCAGCCGCGGTCGCGCGCGACGCCGATCATATCATTCAGGTTTTTGTAATGGCCAGCATTCGCTATAAATTTGAGTTGTTGGCAGCGGTAACAACGAAAAGTCAGCCATATGCCTGGGCGGGTGTTGCGGAGGCTCATTTTGCCCTCCCGGAGTTAATAACACGATGGAGTGATTCAATTTCTGTGGCGGCTGCACACATGTCATCCACACCCGGCCGGCCAAGAAAGGGGACAAACCGATGCGGCGCGGCGGGCGCTATGCCGGCCGGCTGCGGCTGGAAATCGTCTGTCTCTATTTGCGCTTCGAGCTTGGCTTGCTTCATGGCGTGGTGTCCTTGATTTTGTAGGAAACGGTGCGCGTGAGGATGTAGCGCGATTGGTAGCGCTCGGCCTCCAGCGCGGCGCGGATGGAAGGGTAGGAGCGCGGCTGCCAGCCCTCGGTACCGTAGTCGAGCCAGAGGATGTAGGGGCCGGCGAGATCTTCGGGGGTAGTCATGGAGTATGCTCAGTGGGCACGTCGCGCCATTCATAGCGTATGTCGTTACTTGGGGGATATCCTCCGGTAATTAGCCAGAGTTGTTGTAGACGCGGAAGAGCGGTGCCAGGACCTTGGTACCAGCGCAGTTGTAGTGTGCGTTCTTCAACTAGATTGGATAAGTCGTCTTTGTCCATATTCGAGGTCTCCTCAGATGGGGGTTGAGGGCAGCGGGCGTATATCGGGGGTCGGGGTGGGCGAAACGCAGGCGGAAGGTACCCACCATACGTTGATGCCCTTTTCCTTGATTTTGAGGAATTTGCGATCTCCGCCGAGATCGCGGATGCGCTTGCTGATCCAGGTTTCGCCCAATTCGTGATCGCGCACGCCTGCGCGTTTGAGGCTAGTGGTAAGACCTTTCATGGAAAAGTAGTAGCGATGCTCGTCCTCGTCCTCCCAGGGGAGGCCAGAAAGTAGCTCGTCGCGTAGTTTGCCGCGGCGCTTATTGGTGAGAAAGTCCTCTAAATGGGCGAGAAAAATGCCGGCCGCTGTGAGATCGGACGAGGCCTCGATGATAATGACGTTGGCCAGCGCAGCATTAAGTAATTGGCCCCATGCGGCCTGCTTCATCGGGGGATAGAAGTGATTCCCTACGGCCAGTGCAACTCGCTGGAAAAGGTCAAAGCGCTGCATCTGCTCGGTGGAGAGCTCCAGGGCCATGTCGTCTACATTCATAAACCATACCGGGGATGCTCCCTCTATCTTGCGCAGCGCGGTTATGCGCGGGAAATCGTCGCTGGGTCCTACGCCGAATTTGCGCGCATGGCACTGCGAGGAATTGCAATGGCTGGCCATGGGCTGTTTCTTACAAAAATACTCATAGTCTTTCTTTTCTAGCGAGCGCACAATCGTGGTGACTTCCTCGGGGGGCAGCGGGGGGCGGCAATATTCGGAATTATAGCGCGCGATCTCGGACTTCCAATCGGGGTGAGAGAGCTTAGCGTAGCGCCCGGCGTGCATGAGGGTTTCATTGCGATTGGTGGACCAGCCGATCTCTGTGAGTATCTGGAGGCAGGGGGGCCCGTCGCTAAATGGACCGCTGGGCGGGCGCGCGCGCCCGTGGCCGTTGGCGGGGGTAGAGAATGCGCGCAGCTGGTCGGGGGTTATGCGCGCGGCTTCGGCTACGTCGAGGAATTCGGTTAGGGTTTGCTCAGCACCGGTTTGCTTGAGGCCGACCTGCTCGCGTAGCTTGTTATTGTAGGTCGAGCCGAAGTAGGGCATTATCATCCAGTTGCCCACATCGCCGCGCTCGGTCTGGACCTGGGCTTGCTTGGGGAAGATCTCGGCCGTGGCGTGGCCAATGCGCGCCGCGATGTCGCGCAGTAGGGTGATGATGGCAATGGCCGGGGCCGGGGAGGTGAGGAAGAGGAATAAGTGAAGGCCGCCGGATTTGGAGCGGCAAGGGACGAGGGGGTAGTGGTTTACGTTTATTTGTTGGATGAGGCGCAGCAAGTCGTCTTGGTATTCGTCGATGTCGATGCAGCCCCATTGCGCGGTGGAGTTGGTCTGGATGGCAACGATGCCGAGCGGGTAGTCGCCAGCGAGGTGCTGCTCCCAGAGTTCGATGGTGGGGGCCCCCCGCTTAGTGCGCGCGGTGGCCTTGATCTCCCACTTGGCCTTGGTGGGGTTGTGCTCGGGCTCGCCGTGGGTGCCGTGGGCCGTGTCGTTGCCAGTGAATAGGGCCGCGAGGCGCTGGGCGGGGGTAAGGGGCATGACGCATCAGCGCGCTGGGTGGACCTCCTCCGCGGGGGTGTTGGGAGAAGTTCCCGGCGCGTCGGTGGCGCGCGGAAGGCGGTATTCCCTTAGATGGGTGTGGGAGGGCATGGCATTGATCGTCCTTGTCGGAGGGTAGTACGGGTAGGCTAGCCTATAAAACGGGTGTGCGCTAGCCCTATAGGTAGCTTTGTGGGGCACTACCTATAGGGTGAAGGTACTATGGTATTTATGATTTACGTTTTTCCTGCGTAGAATTATTAGCAAAAACCCTACTACATATAGCTATAGGATTACTACTAATAGGGATAATCAATATTCAATACCTAACCAATACCTAAACGACCGGGGGTAAGCCCTTGAACACACCCACGTAACCTTGCCCGCACGCCCTGAGTATTGAAGTATTAACCTCACCCGCGCGCTCGTGCGATCACGTAGGCGCAGGCGCGTTGGACCAATACCGTCAATACCCCTGGCCAGGCCTTTACTGCGCTCCCCGGTTAGGCTAAGATTTTACCTTCGCACCTGTCGGAAGGTGAGATCAACGCAGGCGACCCCGGTTCCGCATCGGGCCGGGGTCGCCCTGTCTTAGCCCTTTACCCGCCCGCGCAAACGCGCTAAGCTGCCTGCGTACGGACTGGGCTACCCGTTAGGGGTGCTAGGGCATGTACCGCCCCGGCCAAAGCGCATGACCTGGAAGCTCGCGGTCTCCGCCCCCGGCGCCGAGACGCAGGTCGCGGCGCGCCTTGCGCGCCAGCAGTTGCCATTCCACATCTTCCGCCATCTCGAGGTCCGCGTCCGGCGCGGCCGCAAGCAGGAGCGCCTAGTCCCCTCATTCCCGCGCTATGTGTTCGCGTGGTGCCCGTTGGGTTCGGCTAGGCGCGAGGTGCGCGAGACCTACGGCATCGTGGCGATGGTGCAAGGCACTGTGCCGCAGCCCATAATGGATGATCTGCTGGCCCGCGCCGACCGCCAATCCATCATTGATTTCCCGCGCCCGCCGCGCGCGGAGCGCTTCCTCCCCGGCGAGAGAGTGCGCGTGGCCGGCGGCCCCTACCAGGGCTTCGAAGCCATCTGGCATGCGCGCACGGGCGAGGCGCGTTGCCGCGTGCTGCTGGGCATGATGGGGCGCCAGGTGCCCATCGACATGGACGACGAGTGGCTGGAGGCGGCCCAGCCGCGCGAGAAGAAGGCCAAGCGACCCTACTGGAGGCCGCGCAAGGCGCGGCAGGAGTTGAGCTTACCTGCGGCCTAGTTCGCCTCTCGCGGAGACTAGCGCACGCGCGGATTCGGTGCTATAATAGGCATCGATGGAAATGGGAGGGGTAACGGTTGTTTCTTACTTATCGTTATCGCCTCTTACCGACTAAGCGCCAGCATAGGCAGCTAGAGGGTATTCTTGAATCTCAGCGTCAGTTGTACAATGCTGCGTTAGAGGAGCGGATTGATTGCTACCGGAAGACTGGGAAGGGTCTTACATTTGTTGATCAAACTTTATCTTTGACGATTTGTCGTCGCGAATTGCCTGAAATGGCGAATTTCTCAGTTGCGCTACAGCGCTGGACGTTGAAGCGTTTGGATGAAGCATTTGCAGGTTTCTATAGGCGCGTAAAGGCTCGACGGGGTAAAGCTGGATTCCCCAGATTTAAAGGAAGAGACGGTTGGAATAGCTTTGGGCTGGCCTCTACAGTTCAGTTTGTTGGTAAGAGAATTAGATTTAAGGGAATGGCGACTGGTTTGCGGGTTCATTTCCATCGCCCGTTACCTAAGAAACATCGGATATATTCTTGTATTCTTAGGCGCGAAGAACGGGGATGGGTTGTATGTTTTGGGTTGGAGATTGATGCCGAAGCTAAGCGCGCCGTGGCTGATGCGTTAGGAATTGATTTAGGGTTGAAGGTCTTTGCTTATTGTTCTGATGGGGTAGTTCTGCCTAACCCGCGTGTTGCGCGAAAGGCAGAACGTAAGATGCGTGTGGCGCAGCGAGCCTTGGCGCGTTGCCGACGTCATAGTAATCGCCGCCGTAAGGCGCGAGCTAGAGTGGCGCGAATATATCGTAAGATATCTAATACACGCGCCACTTGGCTGCACCAGCAAGCAGCGGCTTTGATTAAGCGCACAGATTTAGTCGCTGTTGAAGATTTAAGAATAAATGGTATGATGCGCTGTTCGACGGTAGCGCGTTCAATCGCCGATGCTTCATGGGCTAAGTTCCTTGGCTACCTGGAATACAAGGCTGAAAGGGCCGGTGTTCACTTTGTTAGGGTAGATCCGAGGAATACGTCGCAAAAATGTTCTGGCTGCGGGGCGCTGGTCTTTAAGTCCTTAGCTATGCGAACGCATGCATGCACTGAGTGCGGGCTAGTTATTGACAGGGACTGGAACGCTGCTAGAAACATTCTCCAGGCCGGGATTGGTCTGGGGGTGCATAACGTGATCCAGGTAGGATGAGCGTGCACCCAGAAACGCACCTGGGGTGGCCCCCGGCTATGCAAATCCCCTTCGTTGTACCACTTGAGGTCTGGACTGTGAATCTTGAGAAGTATCGGAACCGGATGTTAAACGTTCGGATCGAGATCAGACGTAGGAGACGACGAGAAATGAGCGACGGAACGATAGTTGCGCAATCCCCCCCGGTTAGTGCTAATGGCGCAAAATTGGAGGGGAAGGTTAAATGGTATAACGAGAGTAGGGGCTTCGGTTTCATCGGGCGCGAGGGCGAGCCCGACGTGTTCATGCACGTCAGCGCGCTCAAGAAGGCCGGGCTGCCCGAGATCAAGGAGGGCGACCCGGTGCGCTTCCGCGTGGAGACCACCAAGCGCGGCCAGCAGGCTTGCGACATCGAACTTGTGATCGGCGCGTGAGCGTCTATCGCACCTAGCCGCCGGGTAAGTTCGCGTTGCGTGAGCTTCTGCTGGGTGTGCTGGCCTTCATCGCGGCGGCCACTTTATTCGTTTTATTTGGATGGCCGCTGCTCGCCTACGTTTGGCACTACTGGACAGGGAGCTGAAACGATGCTCTACAATCCGCAATGGCGCAAGCGCGACGTGCATGACCTCATCGCGTGGCTGGAGACGCGCGACCCGGGCAAGACCTACAATTTCCATGACTGCGGGAGATGTCTCATCGCGCAGTGGATGGGCGACCACGACCGCATGGGCTGGCCGCCCGAGATTATGGCCATCTACGCTGGGCGCGACCCCGGCGTCATCGCGCGCGGGCGGGGGTCCCTATTTCCATTCGATTGGACGTTTGGCCAGGCGCTGGCGCGCGCCCGCGCGGCGGTGGCCGCGGAAGCGGCGGCGGTGGCCTAGATGCCCGGCGCGCCCGGCCTGCCCGAGATCATCACGACCACCGCGCGCAACCGTGCGGCGCGGGCCCCCAAGCGCCGTCCTGTGGGCGGCTATCGTGCGCCGTAAAAGCCGGCGCGCAAGGTGCTGCGTAGGAGCAAATAGGCGCGCATGTTTTTGGAAAATAAATATCGGCGCTGGTATGATACCCCTGATTGCGAGGGCCAGGGCGCGCGGTCCGGTGGGCGAGTATACCGAGCGCCATCACGTGATCCCGCGCTGCTTGGGCGGCAGCAATAAGCGGGAGAATTTGGTTGATTTGACTTTTCGCGAGCACTTCCTGGTCCACTGGCTGCTTATCAAATTTACCGAGGGTGACGCCAGGCGCCGCATGAACTACGCCATGGTGCGCATGGGGCAGCGCCATTTGCATAAGAGGCGCGTGATCAGCGGTTGGCAATACGCGCGCGCCCAGGTGGCTTTCAGGGAGTCGGGTTTGGCTTCCAGCCGGAAGGGCACCAAGCAGACTCCCGAATGGATCGCGATGATGCGCGAGCTGATGACTGGTAATAAGTTCGCGGAGGGAATGCGGCATAGCCCCGAGACCCGCGCGCTCATGTCAGAGCAGCGCAGGGGCAACAAATATTCGCTCGGGCGCAAATTGAGTGAGGAGCACCGCGCCGCGATCGGCGAGGCCAGCGCGCGCCGGGGCCAGTCCACCGAGACCCGCGCCAAGATGAGCCGTATCCGCACCGGCTGGGGACATACCCCGGAGGCTCGGCTCAAGATGAGCGCCTCGGCCAAGCGGCGCTTCGAGAGGGACGGCTCGCATTGGACTGGGCGCAAACACCGGCCCGAGTCGCGCGCCAAGATAAGCTTGGCCAAGACAGGCAAGCGCCAGAGCGAGGCGCACAGGTTGGCATGCGCTGCCGCGCGCCGGGGCAAGTCGCGCCCGGCCTGGATACATGAGAAAATGTGGGAGGGGCGCGTCCTACAGCAAATCGAGATGATACTTTACGGCCCGGGGACTTACGAGGTTGCAGCATGCCGGTAGGACCGACCAAGACCAAGGCCCAGAAGCGCGCGGTCGTGAAGCGGGAGCTTCATTCGTTTAAGCAGGGAAAGCTGCACAGCGGCAGCAAGCGCGGGCCCGTGGTGACCTCGCGGCCCCAGGCGATTGCGATTGCAATGCGCGAGGCCAACATCAAACCGAAAGGCAAACGCCGATGAGCATGAAATCCCAGCCCAAGCCGCGCGAGGGCGCCGGCCACGCGCGGCAGCCGAAGTCCAGCCGCGGTTCCGTCAAGACCGGCATCGCCGCGCCGCACCGCGTCGCGGTGCCCGAGCTCATGGCCCATGGCGAGGGCCACAGCGAGGGCAAGAATACCGAGCTGGTGGCCGGGCAGCAGCACGCCACGCCGAATTTCGGGCTTGCTGCCCATCACCAAAGATCGGGAGAGGGTGGCGCGCACAGTTTCCGCCCACCGGCTGCGCAAAATGCCCACGGATTTTCCTATGGGGTGCATCAGCGCTCGGGTATGCTTAGGAACTCGGGGCACCCATCGGCCCACCGTGTCGGAAAGCGTGGCAAATAGTCCTGATGCGATGTTCATCAGGCTCTGGCCCCATCGCCATCATCGCGCGCCGCCCGCGTCCGCCTTCATCTATCTGCTCGATCTGCGCATCCGCTATCGCGTCCGCCACCATAGGAGCCGCACCATGGCCACCGCAACGCTGACTTGGACTCCCCCCACCACCCGCGCTGATGGCTCCCCGCTCCCCGCGGACCAGATCGCGGGCACCAAGGTCTTCAACGGCGACCGCGAGATCGGCGTGGTGGATGGTGCCGGGGGCTCCTTTACCACCGGCGATTTGACGCCGGGGGAGCATTCCTTCACCGTGATCGTGCAAGACAAGACCGGAGCCGTAAGCGCGCCCAGCAACACCGCTACGGCGACCATCGCTGCCGCCGCGCCGGCCGCGGTGAGCGACCTCAAGGCCACCGTCAACACCTAGCCATGGCGCTTTATCGCGGTGGTGAAGGCGTGCGTAGTCGGGCAAAACCCCCGCCCAACGTCGCGCTCCGCGCGACCATTAGCGCCGCAGCCGACGAGCATCGCGGCAAGCGGAGCAAGGCCGAGGCCGGCTATGAGAACCCCGCGCGCAACCCGCTGCGCCATTGCGGGCCTTCCGGGCGCCCGGGCATTTGCGCGCACTACCGCCGCCCGCGCAGCTGCACCGAGGTCGCGGGCGACATCGCGCCCACCGCATGGTGCTGGTATTGGAAGCAAAGGACGGGCGAGGATGACGTCGGCCGGGGCGAGCGCAAGGAACAACTAAGGGAGAGCGGCTATGGATAAGTTTGCAAACAGCCAAAGTGGAACAGGTTCTTCGCCCGCTACGCTGACGTCGCTCTTGAGCGATTTAGATGGCCAGTTGGACCGCTTGGGCAAGGTAGCCAGCGCGCTGCTTCTCATTTCGGACCGCGTTCATGGGTCCGAGCCGCGCCCGACTGAAGGCTCTCCCGGGGCCTCGGCGCCGGGCACCTCGGCTGGGTTGATTCAGGATTTGACGCGCCGCCATGAGCGGATGAAGAGTCTTCTTTCCATTTGCGAAGATCATCTCGCGCGCATCGAGCGTGGCCTGTGAAGCGCCCTAACGAGGCGCGCGACGCCGCGCTGCTCGACCTCGCCGACAACGGCACGCCCATCGCCGCGTTAGCCGCGCGCTTCGGCATGACGCGCAACGCGGTAATCGGGGCGCTCTGGCGCGAGCGCCGCCGCGCGCGCCAGGGAGCCATGCAGAAGCTGTGGGAAGACTTGCGCGATGGCAAGGACCTCGTGCCGGTAGCCCCGCGCAAGTTTAGCAAGCCCGGGCCGATCGCCCGGGGGTTCAGGATGTACTAGCATGAATAAGCCCATTTTGTGCCTCGATTTTGATGGCGTGCTACATAGCTATACGAGCGGGTGGAAGGGCGCGCGCAACATTCCCGATCCACCTGTGCCGGGTGCTATGCAATTTCTTTGGGATGCCACTGAGCATTTCACCGTAGCCATCTTATCTTCCCGTTCGAACCATTGGTTCGGGCGCAGCGCAATGCGCTGGTGGTTAGAGCAGCATTTCTACCGCGTATTTGACCACGATACCGTATCGGATGACAAGCTTTCTTCGATATTGTGGCCGCTACACAAGCCCAGTGCTTTTGTCACAATTGACGACCGCGCCTTGACCTTTGACGGAACATGGCCGACAATTGACACTATCAAGAAGTTCAAGCCCTGGAACAAGCGCCCTAAGCCGCAGGCGTTGAGTGGTTCGCTCATTGGTGGTGTCGTAAGCGGAGAGGGCCTACAACCAGCTGGGCGCGAGCTGAACGCGCTGGAACTGGGCGCCGAGGCGCGCCGCCAAGGGATTGATGGGTTCCTATGAGTGACGCCTGCAAGCCGTACGACCCCGCCTACGCGGCCGCAGCCGAGCAGCTCTGCGCCAACGGCGCCAGCGAGGTCGAGCTCGCCAAGCACTTCGCCGTGAGCCTCGCCCAGATCCAGCTCTGGGCTTGCTGCCACGACGATTTCCGCCGAGCAATCCAAGTCGGCGGCCAGATGGCCGACCAGCGCGTGACCATGGCGCTCTACCGGCGCGCCACCGGCTACGACGTGGAGGAGCCCTACTCCTACACCCGCAAGGATGGCACACTGGTCCAGGCCACCAAGACGCGCCACGTGCCGGCAGAGCCTTCTGCCGCGCAGTATTGGCTGGAGAACCGCCAGCCCGAGTTGTGGCGTAGCCGCACCGAGGTAGACCACACCATACGGCGCGCCGACGCCAGGGAATTGACGGATGAGGAGCTCGCAGCCATCGTACGCAGTGCCGCCCCCGAGCGCAGCGAGCGAGCTGCTGCGCCGCCGCGCGGCACGCGTTTCACTCATTGAATTTACCGAGTACACTTACCCTCGCTATCAAACCGCGTCTTTCCACCGCCAAATCGCCGCCCAGCTCGAAAGGATCCTTCGTGGTCAGACCGACCGCCTCATGCTCCTCGTGCCCCCCCGGCATGGCAAGTCCGAGCTCGCCAGCCGGCGCTTCCCGGCCTTCTACCTCGGCCATTACCCTCATAGACAATTCATTAGCGCTTCTGCCTCCGGACCGCTCGCGGAGGATTTTGGACGCGATGTGCGGAATCTCGTGGGCTCACCCGAGTACGCTCGACTTTTTCAAACACGTCTGAGCGGCGACAGCCAGGCCAAGGGCCGCTGGAATACCGAGCAAGGCGGTAGCTACTACGCGGTGGGCATAGGCTCCGACATCATGGGCCGCGGCGCCCACGTGCTGCTCATCGACGATCCCTTCGGGTCCATGGCCGACGCCCGGTCCGAGGCTGAGCGCAAGGCGGTAATGACGTGGTTCTCGGGCACCGCCTACAACCGTCTCGAAGAGCGCGGCGCCATTGTGCTCATCAACCACCGCATGCACGAGCAGGACCTCTCGGGAATGCTGCTGGACCAGCAGGCCGCGGGCGGCGACCGCTGGGAGGTTGTCGAGCTCAAGGCCATCGATGATGATGGCCGCGCTCTCTGGCCCGAGAAGTATGATCTCAGGGCCTTGGAGCGCATTCGTGCCAATACCCAAGCTGCCGATTGGTCCGCGCTCTACCAGCAGAACCCCACCCCCGACCAGGGCATCTACTTCTCGGCCGATTGGCTGCGCCCCTACGTGGACCCCCCGGCACGCGACACGCTCCACGTCTACGGCGCCTCGGATTATGCCGTCACGTCCGACGGCGGCGACTACACCTGCCACATCGTGGTGGGCGTGGACCCGGAGGAGCGCATCTACGTGCTGGACCTCTGGCGCGCGCGCACGAGCTCTGACATCTGGGTGGAGACCCAGTGCGACATGATGGACAAATGGAAGCCCGCGGGCTGGGCGGAAGAAAGCGGCCAGATCAAGTCGGGCGTGGGCCCGTTCCTGCATAAGCGCTTGCTCGAGCGCCGTATCAACGTGGTGCGCGCGCAATTCCCTACGCGGAGCGACAAGGCCATCCGCGCGCAATCCATTCGCGGGCGAGCGGCCACGCGCGGCCTCTATGTACCTGCCCAAGCCGCTTGGTACCCCGACTTCCGCCAGGAGCTCCTGGCCTTCCCGGTGGGCAGAAACGATGATCAGGTTGATGCTCTCGGATTAATCGGCCAGGTAATCGACCGCATGATCCCCGGCCGTCCGCCCGCACCCACCGAGCCCGATAAGATACTCTCGACCAATCCCGAGGTTTGCACCGTGACACTTCGCGATATGTGGGACGCGCACGAGCGCAGGGGCAAGCGCATGACCGGGACCCGCATACGATGAGATGGTGGGGACCTTTTGGATTTGGCGTTGAGGGTCAGCAGCCGGCCGCGGCTGGGCCGTCTCTAAATCTATATGAGATTGCCTTGACGACGATGCGCAATCGTTTTGGCGCGGCGCCCGCAATCGCGCCGGTATATGCGGTCCGTGCCCAGCAATTCGCGCGCGAGATAGCGCAGGTAGAGCCAGAGCTAGCAGGTGAACGCGCCGTGGTGGATTACCTGGAAAGAGAAATTTTGCGCACTGAATATAGTTTAGCCGAGGATGTTTTGGACGGCTCGGACGATCCGCGTTACGGACAGCCAACACGCTGGTGGTGCAAGCATCATCATCGTGAAGCAGCACGCCTTGGCTATCCTTATGGCCGCAGCGCGGGATTGAAGCATTGCTGCGACCCTCGCTTGGGCGGTATCTTACTGCCCTGCGACGCCGAGGAAATGACCGAGAACGAGATCGCCGAATTCGAGCACAAGTCCAGGGAGCCGCGCAAACCCGACTATATCGCGCGCAACGGTTTGCTGGTGCCCAATGACGCTTAGCACTGCCCCCCACGCCCTCGCCGCCATCGCCGCGCGCCTGCGCTCGGGCATTATCACCGCCGACTATGCCCCGGCCGCGATAGCCGACCTTATCGAAGCCCTTGCCACCGAACGCCGCGCCATGGCTGCCGAGATCGAAGCCCTCAAGCAGGAGGCCACCCCGGCCGCCGCGCGCAATGCCTATGCGCAGGGATTTCGTGATTGTCAGAAATATACAGTGAATCTGCTTTCTGAACGCGGCTATGCTGACATGGCCACTGAAATCTTCGATAAAGCCCCTGACTTTGCACGCGCGGGTCAGGCCGCCCACGAGGCCGCAGCATGACCAATAAGTTCACGCGCCGTAACGCTATCGCCATGTCGGTGGCCGCGCCCACGCTGGGTCTGGCTGCACCGTTGGGCGGCGAGATCGATAGTTCGATGGTCGGTATCAATATCAAGATCGCTTGGATGACTACCTATGAGGATGACCCGCTCTCCACGAAGCAGAGGACCAGTTGGCATGTATGGCTGCCTGATTTCGAGGCCATGGGACCCAGGGAGCCTGCGTATTTGCGCTGGCGTCCGGGCATGGCGGCCATTGGGAAGTGGGTGCCTCTCCAGGAATATCTCGGCGTGATGGAGGATGAATACCAATTGGTGTCGCGCGCATGAACTGTCGCGCCTGCTCCTCGGCCGCACTTGCCCCGATACTCGACCTCGGCACCCAGCCGCCCGCCAATGCCTACTTGGCCGCGTTGGACGAGCCCGAGGTCCGCTATCCGCTCGCGCTGGCCTTCTGCCGCGCTTGCGGCCTCGCCCAGCTGCGCGACGCGCAGCCGCCCAACTTATACCGCAACTACCGCTACCTCACCGGCGCCTCTGCCGCCGCACGCGAGCATTGGGCGAATTACGCGTGCGAAGCTATCATGCCGCGTTGCAGCCCGGGCGATCTCGTTATTGACATCGGCGGCAACGACGGCACCCTGTTGTGCAGGCTCCCCGATAGCCTCCAGCGCCTCAACGTGGACCCAGCCGTTAATTTGTCCGAGATAAATGAAGCCCGGGGCATCGAGTTCGCGCCGCAGGCGCTCGACCAAGATCTGGCAGAGGACATTGTCGAGCACTTTGGCCTCGCGCGCGTCGTCTGCGCCAATAACGTGCTCGCTCACACCGACGACCCGCGCTCTCTCCTCAAGGCCATCGCTATTCTGCTGGGCGAGGAGGGTATCTTAATTGCCGAGGTCCACTGGGCCCATCACCTGGTGACAGCCGGCTGCTGGGACCACATCTATCACGAGCATGCTTGTTATTATTCTCTGGAAGCCATCATCCCGATGCTGCTCGAATGCGGCTTGCAACTCGACCATGCCCAGGTGGTACCCAGCCAGGGCCAATCGCTCCGGCTGTTTTGCTCTGCTCTCAAGTCCATTCAAGATTTCTACTGCGACATGCCCACTGCCGTGGCGCGCTTGATAGAGCAGGAGCGCAAGACCGGGGTCTATAAGAATGGCCTCTGCGAAGAACACACTTGGCACGATTTCGCCACTAATGCCCAATGTATGCGCGTCGATTTGCGCGACCTATTGCGCGACCTCAAGGATCAGGGCAAGCGCATAGTAGGCTATGGCGCCCCGGCCAAGGGCAACACTTTGCTCAACTATTGCGGCATCGGCCGCGACCAGCTCGACTACCTGACCGACACCACCCCGCTCAAGCAGGGCCTCTACGCCCCGGGGTCGCGTCTGCTTATCCGCGACCCTGGATGCCTCCGGGAGGACACTCCCGACTACGCCCTGCTCTTGGCCTGGAACCACCACGTCGCCATCCTGGCCCAGGAGCGCGACCTCATCGCGCGCGGCATGCGCTTCATCACCGCGATGCCCAGTGTCGAAATACTGGAGCCGGCAAGGGAGACCGCAACATGAGCGAAGAGACAGCAAAGGCATTGGTTGAAGCCATGAACCGCTTCGCAGCGGCCATTGAGGCATTGCCGCGCGATCTTATGGGCATAAAGGTTCACCACCAGGGCGGGCTGGCGCAGCAACAATACCCACTTCCATATAATCCATGGTATCAGACGAATTGGCCGGGTGGCTACAACGCATGTTGAAGCAGCCTAAGCCCTACGACCCGCGCAAGGTGCGTGAGGGCCTGCGCATACAGTTTTTGGAGACCACCCCAGTTGCCGCGCCTACTACCCTGGCTCCGCTCTTCGAGACCAACCTCACTGAAACCTTGGGCATCCGCAAGTTCCTCATCATGTCGCTCGAGGACACGCGCCAACAGATCGCACTCGCCGCGCGCGACCCGCAGGTCAGCCGCGCCCATTTCAACCGCATGAAGGTTAACGCCGTAGTTATCACCGCCTGGCTCACCTCAGCGTTGGAGATGGTGGACCAGATGCTGGGCACCGCCGCGTCGCAACCCGAACAGGAGATTAAGCAGTGAGCATCATCCATCGCGGCGCTGCGCGCGGCGCGCTCGCGCTGGCCGCGGGCCTGGCTTGCACGCCCGCGCAAGCCCAGACCAAGGCATCGGGCGCGGTGGAGGCCAGCCATGTGTTCTGCGCCAGCGGGTGCCAGGTCTATGGCGGCCAGGTCAATACCGACAGTACCGGCGCGGCTTGGATTATGTTGCTCGACGCCGCCGCCGCGCCCAACGCGGGCGCGGGCACCATCGCGGTGACGGGTTGCACTTCCGCCGCCGCCGCGCGGCCTTGCGTGCTCAAGTGGTACCAGATCGCGCCGAGCTCGACGCTGGGCATCTCGGACTTCTTCATGCTCAACGCCGCTAGCCGCTTGCCCACCAGCGCGGGCTTGGTGGTGGTGTGCTCGTCCACCGGGCCGTTCACGCTGACCTATGCCGCGCACTGCGTGTTTTCGTTCGAGACGATGGCGCCTTGATGTTTAAGACGCGCCCAATTATTTTTGCCTGCGCGGCGCTGGCCGCTGCGGCTTGGTTTGTTGCGTTGCCCGGAGCCTGGGGCGAATTGGCGTCTACCAGTAATCCCGCGCCCGGGGGCGCCGCGGGCGGCGATTTAGGCGGCGCCTACCCCAATCCCACCGTGGCCCAGGCCACAGGCATATTTACCTTCAAGTCCGGCGCGATATTGAAGGTGCGCACCGTCATCGCCGCGGGCGACATAACCGCGGCCACGAGCGATATCGTTATCTGCGTGAATAAGACCTCCGGCGCGGCCACCGCGGTCAATCTCTTCGCCACCCCGACCACCGGCTCGCTGCTGGTGGTCAAGGATTGCAAGGGCGACGCCGCCAGCAACAACATCACGGTAACGCCCGCAGCCGGCAATATCGATGGCTCCGGTACCTTCGTCATCAACTCCAATTACGGCGTCTGGCGCGGCGTCTATACCGGCGCGGCTTGGAGCACCATATGATCATGCGCATCGCGCTGGTTCTTTGGCTGATGCTTAGCGCCGCATTCGGCGCGCAATTCAGTGGCCGAGTCAACGGTGTCATCGCCACGTTGCGTGGCGCCAATATGAACACCACGGCCGATCAGGCCATGGCGGTACCCGCGCAGATTACCGCGTTTACCATCGAGCGCATCGTGGTGACCAATTGCACCGCTAACTTGACGCTCGCGGTGGGCGGCATCTATCCTACCACCAGCAAGGGCGGCACGGCCATTGTGGCCAACACCCAGGTCTATACCGCACTCACCGCAGCCACCATCCGCCTCGATCTGACGCTCTCGGCCACCGCCGCCACCACGCGTTACACGCTGGCCAATGTCTATTTCGCGCTCACCGCCGCCCAGGGCTCCGCGGCCACTTGCGACATCTACGTCGAGGGCCTGGACCTCTCGTAAATGGCCAATAACCAGGAAGAAATAGACACCGAGGCCGGTGACGTAGAAGTCAGAGTCCCCCTGGCTAACGGCGCGCGCGGCCCGCAGCTCGACCTGCTCGCAGGGCCGGAAGGCGGCGAGGAGGGCCGTAGGCTTGCCAGCTATTGGAAGCAGCAGCTCGACGATGTGCACGACGAGATGCGCAGGTGGGTCAAGCGCGGCCACACGATCGAGAAGCGCTATCGCGACGAGCGCTCGCGCATAGACGAGGAGGGCCAGCGCCGCTACAATGCGCTGTGGTCCAATGTCCAGATACTGCATCCCGCCCTCTATGGCCGCTTGCCCACCCCGGTGGTCGAGCGCCGCTTTAAGGATAAGGACCCCGCCGGGCGCGGCGCGGCGCAGATGCTCGAGCGCGCCTTGCGCAATGAGATTGAATTCTGCGGCATCGACGAGGCCATTAACCAATGCGTGATGGACTATTTGCTCGCGGGCCGGGGCGTGCCCTGGGTGCGCTATGAGCCCGAAGTCGAGCCCGGGATTTCACTTCCAGTGGAATCCGGGCTCGACTTAAGGGATGCCCAGGGTCCGATTGAGCCCGAGGACGACTCCCTGGCCGAGGAGAAACTGGAGCAGACCGGCGATCGCATCGCGCGCGAAAGCACCCCGGTTGACTACATCCCCTGGACCGATTTCTTTACCTTCCCGGCGCGCGCGCGCATCTGGGCGGAAGTCATCGCGGTGGGCAAGAGAGTCTATCTCACGCGCGACGAACTCATTAAGAATTTCGGCAAGAAGATCGGCAAGGCCATCCCGCTCGAGAAGGACGACCGCGAGCGCAGGCGCCAGGCCGAGACGGTGGTGCCCGAGATGGAGGCCAGCAAGAAGGGCGAGGTCGTCGAGATCTGGAACCGCGCGGACGAGAAGGTCTATTGGATAGCCGAGGGCTACGAGTGGCTCTGCAATCGCAAGGACGATCCCCTCCAGCTGGAGAACTTCTTCCCGGTGCCGCGCCCGCTCTACGCTAACGCCACCAACAATACGCTCACCCCGGTGCCCGACTACATCCAATATCAGGACCAGGCCATCCAGGTGGACGAGCTGACGCAGCGCATCCACATGCTCAGCAAGGCTTGCAAGGTGGCCGGCCTCTACGACGCCTCCCAGAAGGACATGCAGCGCCTGCTGGATGAATCGGTGGAGAATGAGCTCATCCCGGTGGATCAATGGGCCGCCTTCGCCGAGAAGGGCGGCGTGGCCGGGGTCATGAGTCTGCTGCCGCTCAAGGAAATCATCGGCGTACTCAACGAGCTCATGGCGCTCAAGGAGAAGATCGTCGCCGAGATGGACCGCCTCACCGGCATAACCGATGTGCTGCGCGGCACCACCGACGCGCGCGAGACGATGGGCGGCCAGCGCCTTAAGTCCAACAATTCGGGCACCCGGCTCCAGCGCCGCCAGGGCGAGGTCGCTAGGCTCTGCCGCGATACCCTGCGCATCATGGCCGAGATCATGTCCATGCATTTCTCGCCCAAGAGCCTCATCGAGGTTTCCGGCGCGCTCTATGAGGAGGGCCTGGGCGCGCCCGACATCGACTTGCTGCCGCCCGGCGCCGCAACCCCGGGCACCAGCGATGTGCCGCAGCCAGGGACGCCCCCGGCCGTACCTCCCATGGCCGGGCCCGCTGCGTTGCAGGGGCCGGCACCCAGCGCCCTCCCTGCTCAAGGCGCCGGCCCCGCACCTGTCATGCCGCCCCCGGGCCAGAACGTCGTGCCTTTCCCGGGCGCCCCCCCGGCTATGCCGGGCGCCCTGGCACCGCCGCCTCTATCGCCCGAGCTGATGGCCAAGCTGGAAGGGCTCCAGCGCATCGCCGCGGCCATCGCGCTGTTGCGCAATGAGAAGCTGCGCGGCTTTAGGGTGGACATCGAGGTGGACTCCTCGGTCTATGGCGATCAGGCCCAGGAGAAGGCCGACCGCACCGAATTCGTGGGCGCGGTGACTAAGTTCATGCAGACCGCCATGGCCATGGGCGCGCAGATGCCCGAGTCGGTGCCGCTGCTGGTCAAGCTGCTCCAATTCGCGGTGCGCGGCTTCAAGGCCGGGCGCGACCTGGAGGCGGCCATCGAGGAATTCGGCGACGAGGCCGTCCAACTGGCCAAGAAGCGCGCCCAGCAGCAAGGCCAGCAGCCCAATCCGCTCCAGATAAAGGCCCAGGCCGATGCCGCGCGGGCGCAATCCGCCGTTGAGGTGGCCAAAATAAATGCCCAATCCGATCAGCAGCAGGCCGCAGCCGATGCCCAGGCCGAGCAGATGAAGACCGCGCGCGAGCAGCAGCAAGCTCAAGCTCAGGCGCAGTCTGATGCTACGGATTTGGAGCTGCGCCGTATGGAGATGCAGATAAAGGTGCTGGAGCTCCAGAACCGCCAGCTGGAGTTGCAGGAATCCCACGCCCAGCGCCAGCACGATGCGCGCCAGGGCGCGGCCGAGCGCGCCGCCGAGATCGCCAAGCAGGTCATGGCGCCGCCCGTGCCACAGCAAGCCGCGGCCGGGGGGCTCTAGTGCGCTTCTACCTGGACACTGAGTTCAACGGCCATGGCGGCGAGCTCATCTCGCTGGCGTTGGTATCGCCCCATGGTCCGGAATGGTACGCCGCGCAGGCGCGCAACGTAACTATTGAGCCTGAGGCTTATGATCCTTGGGTAGCTCAAAATGTTATCCCAAAGTTGGGCGTGGAGTACATGAGACCCTTGATATTTCGTAGCGAGTTCCAGTGTTTTATTCAACAATTTGATAATCCTGAGATTATTTGCGACTGGCATACTGACGCTGAACATTTTCTCCGCTTGCTCAGTGGACCAGATTTCGGTAGCAGTCTCGACTTCGCCTGCCGCATCACGATTTTAAAGACTCCCCCCGGCCAGCCGGTCTCGGCCCAGCCGCACAATGCCCTGGCCGATGCCCGCGCGCTGATGGAGTGGAACGAGATGAGGCTTGCCGCGTGACCGTATTCGTGATGCGCAAGGGCAAGTTGGTGGACCGCGCGCGCGTCGTACCGCTGCACGTGGCCCGCGAGGCGGTGCGGGTGATCCGCGACGAGATGGACGCTACGCGTCATATGGCGACCGGGGAATATTTCACGTCCAAGCGGAAATTTAGGCAGCGCACGCGCGACGTGGGTTGTATTGAAGTGGGAACTGAGACCGAGACGCTATTGCGCCCGCGCAAGCCGGTGGTGCTCAGCCGCGACGCGCGGCGCCAGGCCATTCGCAATGCTATTAGGGAGTTGGGAGGAAGATGAGTATATTGGAAGATTTGGGCCGTGAAATGGCTTTGCGCTATATCCGCGCAAAATTTGGTGAAACTTGCGAGGGATATTGGGTGCCCGACGATGAAGCTTTTCTGGTGGTCAATCGGAAAATGCCCATGAAGCGCAGAGCGATAGCCGTGACTTTTTCGGGGAAAGAGCGATTGCAGGATGCCAGGGATATTGTGGATTTGTTTGAATCTCGCGTTGAGAATGCATGTATTGCTATGCGCGAAGCTATGGCTCAGGATAAAGAGATGGCTTGATGGACCGCGTGCCCAACTCCAACCGCTGCTATCTCGCCCCGGGCGAAGTCAAGGCGCTGGGGCTGGACGAAGAATACGCTCAGCACCTGAAGCGCGTGGCGCGCGCCCGCGAGGCGGAAGCCGAGCGCGAGCGTAGCGAGAAGGTGATAGTGGATCGCAAGAGGATAGCTTAACGGGAGGTGCTTATGACTTTGCTTATGTTGCGGCGCAGCTTTCTAAAGGGCGTTGCGGCGTTTTTCGGCGCGCTGGTCGCACCCAGTGCGGCTCCGGCTATTGCGCGCCCTGTTCTGACAGAACCCGAGGGCCTCTCGGCTAAGGTTGTGTTGCCGGAGTGGTGTCCCGCGGGCTGGGTGCCTTGCGCTGGCCAGGAGGTCAACCACAAGCAGTTCCCGCGTTTGTTTTATGATTCGGTGATGCCCAATGGCCGGCACTTCGTGGCGCGCTACAAGGGCAAATTTGTCGCTCAGCTACCCTATGAGATTAATTGGCCCGAAGCGCGCCGAGATATCGAACGCTACGGCTACATGGACCATTTAACTCAGGTGATTTGCTCTGAGATGGATAACCGGGTGAGGCTTTCGCTTATGGCGACTGAGCCGCAGCGCTGGGCCAATGGCCGCTACGCTGCGCCGGGTTTCCTGGCCGAATTGATATTGGAACGGGAGCAAGTCGCGGCGTACTATTCTGCACTCCCGCTCGGGGCGATTGTTCAGTCTCGCTGGCCTTTAGGTTGAAACGGGCCGCACAAGCCGCCCAAAGGAGAATAAGAAATGAAGTGGTTTAATACGACCATGCTCACCCCGCTCTTTGCGCCCGAGACCGAGACCGGCGCCGCTGAGCCCCCGGAGGCTGGCGGCGGCGCGCCGCCGCCCGAAACTCCCGCTGGCGAAGGCCGGAGCCCCGGCGCTGAGCGCCGTAGCATCCGCGAGGAGCTCCAGGCCAACTTCGACGCCGCGCGCGAGCCCGAGAAACCGGCGGTCGAGCGCGGCGAGAAGGGCCGTTTCAAAAAGCGCGGGGAGGGCGAAGCGGGAGCCGAGCCGGGAGCCGAGCCGGGAGCCGCCGCCGCGGCCGGGGAGGCCGCGCCAGAGGCCCAGCCGGGCGAGGCCGCTATTACCCCCGAGGCCCCCCCGGCTACGGGCGCTCCTGCGGCGCCCGCGGGCTGGTCCAAGGAGGCCAAGGCGGCCTGGGGTGAGCTGCCCGAGCCGGTGCGCGCGGCGGTGGCCAAGCGCGAGGCCGACGTGCAGAAGGGCGTGGACCAGCTCAAGGCCGGCTACGCCGACATCGACCGCGCCATAGCCCCGCACGACGCTGCCATTAGGCAGCACGGCCACACTCGCGCCCAGGCCATAGACCAGCTCTTCGGCTGGTTCCGCGCGCTGGCCAGCAACCCGACCCAGGCCTTCCCGGCGCTGGCCAAGAGCTTCAATCTCGATCTGGCGCAGTTTGGTGCGTCAGCGGCTCCGGCTGTGGCGCCTGCTGCTGGTGCTAATGGGGCAGCTGCTCCTGCGGCTGGCCAGCCTGAGGCTGCTTCTCCCGCGATGCAGCAGTATATCGACGGCATCAATGCGCAGATGCGCGCGATGCAGCAGCAGGTGGAGCAGCGCTTCGGCACTCTGGAGCAGACCTTCGCCCAGCAGAACGAGGCCAAGACGCACGAGGTGCTGGCGGCCTGGGCCAAGGACAAGCCGCACTTCGAGGAGGTGCGCCAGACCATGTCGCGCCTCATCGCCTCGGGCGAGGTGCCGCTCAAGGAGGGTAGAGTGGACCTCGACGGCGCCTACGAGACGGCTATCTGGGCTGTGCCGGGGGTGCGCGAGAAGGTGCTGGCCGACCAGGCCAAGGCCGCTGAGGCTAAGCGTCTGGCCGATGCCAAGGCGCGCCAGGCCGCTGTTCAGGCCGAGGCCGACAAGGCGCGCAAGGCGGGGGTCTCGGTGACCGGGGGCGCGCCGGGCGCGGCCGGGCCGGCGGTAGCCCAGCCCAAGGGCAAGGGCAAAAGCGTGCGCGAAAGCCTTATGGAAGCGCGCGCGGAGGTCGAGGGCCGGTGACGTGGATGGCTGGCGCATCGGGCCATTGATATTGGCGGTGTTGCTGGCCACTCTCGCGCTGCTGGCCATTTCGCGCCAAACGCACTCGCACGATAGCTGGATTAGCCGGGGGGAGCTGAGGAATGTGGCCGGGGAATGGTGCTGCGGCGAGGGCGATTGCTTTGAAATCCCGAAACGTCATGTGAAAGAAACACGCAACGGCTACCGGTTGTTGCTGTCGAAATCCGGTAAGCCCCTTGATCCATTTCGGCCATTTGCGCCGGTCGTGTCAGCGGTACCCTTTTCGCGCGCACCAGCCGAGGACCCGGGGCTGCGCGTAGAAACCGTGCCCTTCGCCGAGACGCAGCCTTCACCCGACGGTGCTTATTGGCGCTGCAAGCGCCCGGATGGCTCGCGGCGTTGCTTCTTTGCGCCGATGCCCAGCAGCTAGGTAGCGCGCGCCCGCGCGCGGGGTTAGATTTTACATGGAGGAGGGTACCTCGCCCGGGGAGTGCGGGCCTCGGGTCAACGAAAGATCGGATCGGCTTCCTCCATGATTAGATTTGCTCATTGGCCGTCAATTCGATCGACCCGCACGTAATTTAGGAGATGAGCGATGGCCGAGGATCTGGTGGGTATGAGCTTTTTGCATCTGGACGAGGAGGGCGCCTATAAGGGCGCGGTGCTCGCGCGCGTGGGCGCGGAGCACTACCTCATGGAAACGGTGCCCTGGTCGGGAGAGGGCATCAGCGAGATAACGGTTGTGTCCGTCAAGGCGCTGGCCTCGCGCGGGTGCCTGGAAGGCTTCATGTTCTTCCGCAGCGCCGAGTTACGCGATGCTTGGTATAGGGAATTGAGTGAGTGCGATTGCGGGGCGGGCGAGGAGCGCGAGCCGGGGAGGCAGTTGCAGTGAAGCACAACGCCTTGGGCGATGGCCGTCGCCCGCGTTTTAAGCCGATCGATGTGCGGGCCGAAGCGCGTCGCCGCTTGGCGGCGCTGCGTCGCGCTCAACGTGAGCGGGGGGAGATGCCACACCCCCGGCCATGGTACGCGCCGGACTTTGACCCCGACGATGTGACCGGGGGGAATGGCGATGGCTAGGTCGGCGCGCGAGATTATCAATGAGCATGTCTGGGGCGGCCAGGCTAAGTTGGTAGCTTACCGCAAGCAATATGAGGGTTCTGGTAAATACGTGCCCCCAAGCACATATGATGAGCGCGATGCGCAGCTAATGCAATCGCTTTTGACCGCCCAGGCGTTGCTGGAGAATGCCGCATATGGGCCGGAGGATGAGGGGTTTAAGGCGGCGCTGGTACGTTGGGTAGTGGGCGAGTGGGGCGGGTATTTGGACCGTGAGAGCTATACGGTAGTTGAGCGGCTAAGGAAGCCCGCACCGTTGGAGGTGCTGGGGGAGCATGATAAGCTATAGTCGGCGCGTGGCATGAATTCGATCTATCGGTGTTGGTGTTGAACCGGGGGGATAGTACATCATGACGCTGGACGATGCTTGGGTCAGAGGATGGCGAGCGTGCGTCTTGGCGGCGGCGAGCCTGCTTTCAAAAGAGGGAGCAGCTTGCCTCAAAGACATTGTTGCTGGCGACGAAGTAGGGAAACGAGAGGCAAATGCCCGTTGCGGTGCGTTGTTGACGGCCGAAGCTGACGTAAGAGCAATGCACGATAAGGTGAGGATGCCCCAACGTGACCTAATCGACCTCACAGAACCGATAGACCTTGCGTACCGGCAGGGATTTGAGGATTGCTTAGCTAAGCGTTCAGAGAGGTACGCACGGATCAAATACGGTACGACGGGTAGCGTCAGTGGGTAACAACTGGATAGGCATACAATGTTTGTTGAATGGAAGAAATTGACGGCGGCGCAAAAGCTAGAAGTCGTTAGGTTGCGTCCGCGTTGGCATATGTCTGATTTTAAGGATTTTGCCTTCTGGGTTAAGGCTGATGGTCATTTGTCGCGGCGCGCTGGCCATCAACAAATGACCGAGAGTGGTTATAATAGGAAGATGGCGCAGTTTGCCGGGGTGCCTCGTAATAAGGGCGATCTGTTCGATTGGAAGCCTGGAGTTATTTTCCATTTTAACCGAGAGCCGGTTTGATTTGTCCCTTTACAAGAGAGACAAGAGCCTCGCGGCGGGCGGCCCCACAAGGGCGTAGCCGCAGAAGCCCAGCTAAAGATCCCGAGTGCTTGGCCCGCGATGTCTCCCTCGACAGAGGGGGTGGGCGGGCGTTGGCCGGGGTGGGGCTGGGTTGGATGGACTAGCAAAAAGGAGGAAGCCGGATGGCTTTCCCGAACCTTCTTGCGGAGAGGGCCGGCGCGCAGCTAAAAGGGTGCGCCGGGATGACGGCGAAGTCGGGGGAAGCCCAGAACGGGCAATCCCGAGCCAAGCTGAGCTCCACAAGGGCTCTGGCGCGTGTAGAGAGCATGGGCCGTCGCCGGAAGGCGTGAGGTGCTCCGAGCTGCATGGGGACATGCAGAGCCCCTAGCGGGCCGCCCCTGACTGGGGGTGTAACAAAGACTGCTCCGAAATTGTCACCACCACGCTCAGAAATCGCACGGGCGAGTTGGCTGACAACATGAGTTGAATGCGGCTCATGTAAAACTGGGTGAATTCGGTGGACGCTGAGACGCCAACACCGAGCCGAGCCATAGACGTAAAGCCTTTATTTCGCCTACGAGGCGAGGTAAGCTTCAGGGCTATGGTGGGTGTAACGACTAGCGGGTGACGAAAGAATAACCCCGCCACGAGCGCCCAGTAAGTCGTCTAGCCAGAGAGGGGGATCCCGAATGGCAGTAGTTTACGGACTTTTGAATACGATCACGAATAAAGTCTATGTTGGTTGCACTGGTGGCAGAAAAACAGCCCAGCGTAAATATAATAAAACAATAGCTAGCTTGATCGCGAAGAGGTTTCGTGAACATAGGTGCACGCTAAGAGCTGGCGGGCACGCTGAACCGGAACTTCAGAAAGATTGGGTTCGCTATGGCGAGCAGGCGTTTAAAATGATCCTCTTGGAGGATCTGGGGGAGTTATACCCAACGGCGCCTCAAAAACGCGCGGCTGAATTAAGGTGGATGAAGGTGTACGAGGAAAAGGGCTTGCTCTATAACACGTACAAGATTTCCTTCGATTTCACCAAAGAAGCCACCCGAGCTGGCATAGAAGCTTCGCGCACCGCAGGTCGTTGGCGCAATGGCGTGCCCGCAGACCATGGTAGAAAGATAAGCGAAGGTAAGCGCAGAGCCCGTGAATTACGTCGGCTTAATAAGATAGTCTGAGCAATGGCGAAAATGAAGTCATTGATGCGCGGGATAAAAAGCCCGCGCGATAACAAAAGCGCAACAACGCTGCACTACTCCGACTGACCCGCAAGGGCAACCTCTAATTAGGGGGCCGCCGCGCAGTACAAGGGCGTGGTGGGATGCTGGTGAATTCGGTGGAAGCCCCACGCGGGCAATACCGAGCCAAGCTGGGCTTACAGGCCCTGGCGCGTGTAGAGAGCATGGACCAGCCCCGGAAGGGAAGATGTGCTCCGAGCTGCGCGGCAACGCGCAGAGGCTAACTGATAAGTTAGTCCCCCGGCTAATGCGCAGGGGTAACAAAACTGCAAAACATTCGGAGGCGGAAGGACGATCGTCCAGGAGCTTAATTATGCGGACAATCAAACCTTCCAGTGGTTAGCAAATATTTGCTGTGCCACTTAATCGGGTGAATTCGGTGAATCTCCCCAATAAACGGGGACAATACCGAGCCGAGCCGTAGCGGGCGTTAGGTGCTGCGGAAGGTGTAACGCACAGGCGGTGAGACCCAACGATAATCCGCCCACGAGCGCCCGACGGTAGCTAATAAACCGAAGATATGTGCTGATCTGCGCGGCAACGTGCAGGAGCGCCGGATAAAAAGCCAGCGCACTAACAAATAATTGACAGCGGCTACCAGACGTTGAACATCGCTCCCTCTCAGGTATTTACCGCAGCCGAATATCCAATTCGCCAAGCGGCAGTCGCCGTTAGCATCAGCGGATTGGAAGAGTTGCAAAATAGCGGAGAGGAGGCAATCATAGATCTCCTTGAGAGCCGAATCATGAACGCAGAGGATACCTTCATGAACGGCCTCTCCCAGGGCATCTACGGCGACGGAACCGTGACCAACTCCGTCGGCGGACTGCAACTCCTCGTCGCCGCCACGCCGACTAGCGGCACTGTCGGCGGCATCGATCGCTCGCAGTGGTCCTTCTGGCAGAACCAGTCCTGGTCCGCCGCCACCAACGGCGGGGCAGTGCTTTCCAGCTCGACCATCCTCCAGCAGATGGACTCGCTCTGGGTCACGCTCATCCGCGGGCGCGACTACCCGGACTTGATCATCGCTGACAACGTGATGTACAAGTATTACCTGAATGCGCTGCAAGCGATCCAGCGCATCCAGACCGAGAATGCGGCCCCGGACATGGCCGAGGCCGGATTCCAATCCCTCAAGTACCTCAACGCCGACGTGGTGCTCGACGGCGGCTTCCAGGGCTTCGCCGCCGACCCGCTGCCGCCCCAGCTGTCTTCGTCTACGTCGGCGGTGGGCGGTGCACCCAGCACCACTATGTATATGCTTAACACTCGTTACTTGCACTGGAGACCTCACTCCAGGCGCAACATGGTTCGAGCAGAGCCTCGTGCAGTGGCAACGCTGCATTAGACAATTGGGTGAATACGGTGAAACCCTCGCAAGAGACAATACCGTGCCAAGCCGCCGAGGACCACAAGGGTTCGGCGGAAGGCGTAGAGACTAGGCCGTGAGTTCCAACGATAATCGGCCCACGAGCGCCCGACAGACTTGGTTTGATCAATGGTTCAACTTAATGCTGGAAAGCAGCGAGTTGCTCCATACGGTTGGCAAGCCTGAAGATATAGTCCGATCTGCGCGGCAACGCGCAGGCGCCTTGGATAAAGAGCCAGGGACAAATAACAAATCGTCCGCTTGACCCTGACAGATTTTCAGTCAATCAAGACGCCATGATCGTTTAATTAGCTTGGTCATGGGTGTTTGGTAACAAACACATAGCTAAACCGGGTTAAACGGGGAACCTCTCGCAAGAGACAATCCCGTGCCAAGCTGCCGAGGGCCACAAGGTTCGGCAGAAGGCGTAGAGACTAGGTGCTGAGTCCCAACAATAATGCACCCACGAGTGCCCGGCCCCCGCAAGGGGTGAAGATATAGTCCGAACTCCCTGGTGACAGGGAGAAGCCAGATTTAAAACTCTGGTAGTTAAACAAATTGCAGGCTTATTGGGTGGGCAGGAAATATGACGTTAAGCAACGCCTTTCTGCAAGGTGTCTTAACAGCTTAAGACCAGCCCAGCCTTTACTTCCCCCGAGGAAGGAGTTATGCTCTTTTCCTCGGGGGAGGAACCCAAATGCGAGCCTTCATTTATTCCGCGCGGAACGCCATCAACAATAAGCACTACATTGGTTCTACATTAAATAAACTGGGCCGTATAAAATCTCACATATTGAGTTTAGAACGCGGAGTGCATGGCAATCGACATTTTCAAAATGCGTGGAACAAATACGGTCAGGAAAATTTCCTTTGGGACTTTATCGAAGAATGCGATGCTAAGTTGCGATGGATTAGAGAACTGTATTGGATAGAAGAAAAGCAATCTCACCTTAGGGAATTCGGCTATAATCTTTTGCTTCCGCATAAGTCTCTTGCGATCACGAGCCCGTATATGTCGGCGGTTATGAAGGCGCGCTGGGCCGATCTGTCTGAACAAGAGCGCGCTGAGCGTATTGCTTTCTTGCTACCGTTGGCACATGCGTCTACGCGCCGTAAATGGAAAGAAGATCCCGAATATCGAGCTAACTTGCAGCGCAAACGCGAAGCACGCTGGAACGATCCGGTTAAGCGCGCAGCCGGGGTAGCCCAAGCCTTAACCGCCATAGCTATTGCGCATGAGCAGTGGAATGACCCGGTGCGGGCGGCAGAGTTAAGAGCCATTGTGTTGAATAACGTATCCAAGGCTCATCGGCGCTGGCACGAGGACATGGAATACCAGGAACGTAAGCGCGGCTGGTTGAAAGCTGCCTCCGATAAGGCGCGCCAGATTTGTATAGATGACCCCGAGAAAAGGGCCGTGCGTGACGAGCGCTTGGGCCGTCAAGCCAAGGCCGCTTCCCTTAAGGCGGCTGAGAAAATGGAAAATGACCCGGAGTATCGGGAGAGATTTCTGGCCCGTTTGCGGCGTCAAAGTGCCGAGATATCCGCGCGCCGGGCAGAAGAGAGAAGAATAAGGAAACTGGAACCAGTTCCAGAGAAAAATCAGAACATCCGCGCTGCCTGTCGCACTCCAGAATATGTAGAAGCGGCTCGCCAACGCGCCAAGGCCCAATGGGCCGCGCGTAAGGCACAAGGTAAGAATGGACCCCTAGGAGAGGAATAAAGACCATGTCCAGCCCCGCCGACTACGCCAATGCCGACGCCGGCATGCGCGACTTGCTCGCCCAGGCCGACGCCCTGCTGGTCCCTGGTAAGACGCCCCCCGGCCCCGCGCGCGACAACCTCGCGCGCGTCACGGCCGAGGCCCACTCGGTCTATTCCAACGGCGCGGTCATCCTGACCGACCACCTCGCGCGCCTGGCCGAAACCGGCGCAAGATTGCATGAGGCCATGAAGTTGGAAGACCCCGCCGTAAGGGCGGAAGAGCAGAAGGCCGCCACCGCGCGCGCTGAAGCCAGCCAGGCCGAGACCGCGCGCATCAATAAGCGCATGGACGAGGACCGCGCCGCGCGCGACAAGACTACCGCCGCGCGCGCAGCCGAGGACAAGGCCGCCACCGACCGCGCCATGGGGCACCGCTCCGCGCCCACCATCCTCCCGGCCCCCGAGCCAGCCAAGCCGGGTCTCATGGAGAGCATTTTCGGCCCCAGCAACAAGCCCAAGAAGTAATGGCCGACCACTCCGACTGGCCCTTTGCGCTCAAGCGCGGCTACGACGACTTCATCAAGGGCCGCAAGCGCGCACCTAATCCGCCAGACGATGTAGCTGGCATGGACCCGCGCTTTCTGCTCTGGGCCGGTTACGCGCTGGGCATGGCCGATGAGCACCACGCGCGCCGCAAGGCTATGGATTTGCTGGAGGTGCAGGAGTGACCATCATCCATTCTTCACCCCCATCTATCCTCGTCCGGCGCACCGGCGCGCTGGGCGACGTACTGGAGACTACCCCGATCATCCGCCGCCTGCGCCAGGAGAACCCGCGCCACGAAATATGGGTCGAGACCGCCTACCCCCAGGTCTTCTGGGCCAACCCCGACGTTGCCGGCGCCTCGCCTTCATCTAACCTGACTTACTCGCGCGAAATCGATCTCAACATGGCCTTCGAGAACCGGCTGCGCCAGCTACATCCCATCGACGCCTATTCCGAGGTCGCCTTCGGTGATCAAGACACTCCGCACCACCTCCACTTCAAATACCCCGAAGCCCCCCCGGCCCCCGGCACGATCGTCATCCATCCTTGCCGCAACTGGCCCATCCGCACTCTGCCGCTGGAGTTTTGGCAGCAATTGGTCGATTTACTCACGGCCCAAAACCTCAATGTCGTGGTCACGGGCACCTACCAAGACCACGATGGGCTTACCAATGTGCGCGACATGCGCTCCAAGCTTCCGCTCGCGGGCCAAGCCGCCCTTATCGCCTCCGCCGACTGCTTCATCTGCTCCGAGTCCGGCCCCATGATCCTGGCGCAAACAACGAGCACCCCGGTAATCGCCATGACGACCATGGCCCACCCCGAGCACGTCGTCCACGAGCGCCCTAACGACGTGCCCACCCATATAATCCCCACCCCGCTGGGCTGCGGCGGGTGCGAGTCGCGCTTCACGGCGCCCACCACCTATTGGGATTGCCCCCTCGGCCACGGCAACTGCGTGCGCTCCTTCAGCCCCCCGGCCATCGCCGAGCTCGCCCTAACCCTGGCCCGCTCGCGCCGCGCCGCATCGATAGCCGCCGAATGAACCTATTGGAACTCCTCGGCGCCTATATCCCCGCGCGCTACTTGCGCGGCGCGATGGCCTTCGTGCTCGGCCTCGCGCTCATGTGCATGTACCTAGCCGCGCGTGAAGTACTGGCTGGGCGCTTTTAGCTTTGCCGCGCCCGCGCGCGGCGCTAACCTACCCTTTGTCCCGCAGCGGCTAGCCCCCTAGCCGGCCCACGTAGCGGCAACAGCGATCCAGGAATATCGGAGAAAGTTGCCTTGCGGGACGCCTATGCTTAGGGAGGGCTTACATGACGCGCGTGAAGTTCCTGGAAATCCGCGACAAGGGCACATTCATCCCGGCCGTGGCCATCGACTGCTCGCTCTTCGGCAATAGCTACGATGATTATCTGCTGCGCCGCGCGGGCTATGGCGAGAAGCGCTGTATCTTGCTCACCAGTCTCCACGGCCGCCGGCCAGCCCACCATGACCCCTACGATTGGGGCGATCGCACCTGGCATGTTGCCCATTTGTATATCGAGGAACACTGGGACGAGATCGCCGACGCCGGGGTAATCGACGTGGAAGTCGCCCTGGGCGAGAAGGAAACGCCCAAGGTAAGCGAGCGCTACGAGACGATCTACTAATGAGGGTGCTCATCACCGGCGCCGGGGGCTTTGCGGGCAGCCACGTAGCGCGCGCCCTGGCCGCGCTGCCCGGCACCCACGTGGTCGCGCTGGCCCGCGCGCGCTCGCCCGAGAACCAGTCCTTGCACGCGCTGGGCGTGCGCCTATACGATTGGGACTTGGCCGAGGTTGGCAGCCTCCCCGGCCCCGCGCCCGAGGCAGTCATTCATTGCGCCGCGGCCGGGCCCTGGTGCACGGCTGACGTAATCGCCGAGTACAATGTGGCCGACATGCTCTGCCTGGCCGATGCCCTCGTAAGATGGCAGCCGCGCATCGTCATCTTCTTCTCGTCCATCTGCGTCCACGGCGACATTGGGAACGGCATATATGTGCTGAATGAGCATTCCCGTCGGCTCAACCCCGACCCCTACGGCACCAGCAAGTATATGGGCGAGCGCATCCTGGCCGGCCTCGACATACCCGCGCTCGCGCTGCGCCTACCCGGCATAATCGGTTTGCGCGCCAGCGCGCGCAACTGGCTGCCAGCCCTCGCTGCCAAGTTGCACCGTAACCATCACGCCGCGCCCGTGCAGATAAAGGCTTACAACCTCGACGCTCCTTTCAATAACGCGGTGCACATCGCGGACCTCTGCGCGTTGATTACGCGCGTTTTAGCGCGTGATCAAATGCCGCGCGGCCTGAACGCTGTCACCTGCGCCGCCGCTGGCCAAGTAACGGTGCGTGAGGCCATTACGCGCCTCGCCGCCGGCTTAGGCCAGCAGGTCGAACTTACCGAGGCTCCCCCGGTAAAGCCGCCCTTCCTTATCTCCTCCGCGCGCGCCATCCAACGCTGGGGCTACGCGCCGCAGGAGATCGGCTCGATGATCGACCGCTACGCCGCCGAGGTGGTCAACTATGAGCACTAATACCTATGCTAAAGGTTATTGAAGATGTGTGGACAAACTTTTTCAATCATTGGTTACGTAGGAATGGGTTTATTAACTACAATGGGCTTGATTTGTATGGGCTATTGTTTTTACGGTATCTTTCTAGACGATAGCCATGGTGGGCATCCATGAAAGCTGATCTTGAAGGTTTATTAGTTAAATATTCTTACGATTTCAGTAAGGCAGTTAATTTATTTCTTAAAGATGACGACAATGAGGACGTGGCGTATTATAATATGTGCGCAGCACATGAAGCCTGGAAATATGTCTATGCGGTGTATAAGGAAGACGAAAAGTGAACGTCGACAAAGCCGCCGTTAACAAGCTGGTCTTCGCCGCCCAGAAGACCAGGCAGAACCAGCGCATCTGCCTGCACTCTGGGCCCGAGGCCCTCTACCATTCCATGGTGGTGTGCGAGCACCGCGGATCCTATTTTCCACCGCACCGCCACAACACCCCGGCAAAGGCGGAAGGCCTCCACATCATAAGGGGCGACCTCGCGGTCTTCGTCTTTGACGATAGCGGCCAGGTCATCGACCAGATGGTGCTTGCCCACCACGCCGACCCGTTCCTTACCCTCATCCCCGCGGGCGCCTGGCATCTGACCACGCCGGTTTCCAAGCTGGTGGTCTACCACGAAAGCAAGCCCGGGCCCTTCCTGGGCGAGGCCGACCGCGAATTCGCGCCATGGGCGCCATGCCGGGATGACGCCCCGGCGGTCCAGCAGGAATACATTAGGCTTCTTGCCGCTCAGTTGGGGAATTGAACGTATGGCCACGTATAGGCGCTTGGCCGAATCGGGCCCAGATTTTTATCCAACGCCGCGTTGGGGTACTCAGGCACTACTGGTCCATGAAAAATTTGAGGGGTCTATTTTAGAACCTTGCTGTGGCGATGGCAGCATGGTTAAGGTGCTGAGAGAATATGGCTATTGGGTGGAAGCTTCGGATAAATATGATCGAGGCTTCGGCGAACGGCGCGATTTCTTCGACATCACCGCGCCCCAGGACAACATTGTCACTAACCCCCCGTTCGGGATCGCCGAAGATATCCTGGAGCACGCTCTTTCGTTAGCTTCTGGCAAGGTCTGCTTGCTATTACGCACGGCCTTTTTGGAGAGCAAACGGCGCTACAACAAATTCTACTGCGACCGCCCCCCGGCTAGGGTGCTGGTATTCGCCCAGCGCCTTTCGATCTATAAGAACGGCAATCAAGGCGACGCTGGCAGCGGTACCACGTCCTATTCCTGGTTTATCTGGGAGGTGGGTAAATATGCTGGGACCCAAATTATTTGGATACCGCCGCTATGACGCTTACCCCCGCCGCCTACGACCGTGCCGAGTTGCTGGCCGAGCAGGGATTGCCCAACCGGCTTATCCAGGCCTGCCGCCCGGCGCTGTTCAACGCCATTGGCTACCCCGCTCGAGCCGCTAGCTCGGGCGCTTTATGGCGCTGGGCCGATGCGATGCATGAGGGCCGCTTCGATGACGACTTCAACGAGAAGCTCGGCGGTCTCACCCAGGAGGAGTGGGATTGGTGGCGCCAGATATCGCGCGCTGCCCGCAGCCTAACCAATGGCCACCCGGTTACGCCGCGCGGCGCGCTGGCCCGCGCCACCATCGCCTTCCGCGCCATACGCGCGCGCGCCGCGCCCCCGGCCCTTATCGTGGAGATCGGCCCGGGCTCCGGCTACCTAACCGCGCTACTCGGCCTCGCCGGCTACGTGGTCTATGCGGTGGAGAACGCCCAGGCCTTCTATCTGTGGCAGAACCGCCTCTACGAGGCCTTGCTTGGCGAGCGCTTTGTCGAGATGGCCCAGCCCGGCGCTAATGGCGCCGACCACACCGGCCGGGTGGTCCATGTGCCCTGGTGGCACTTCTACCGCATCGACACCGCACCACTCGAAGCGCTCCCGGTGGAGTTGGTGGCCGCCAACCACGTCATCTGCGAGATGCACCGCGACGCCGCCGCCTATCTCATGCGCCTGGCCTCTATCTGGGGCGCCCCGCTGCTTATCGAGGGCTGGGGCTCCGAGGCCCTAAACGGCTCTGACACCGTTCAAGCCACTTTGCGCCGCTACGCCGTAACGCCCCAGGCTATCGACGGCTCCGCCCGCCCCCCGGACCTAACCGTCACCCTGGCCGAGGTCCAGGCCTGGCAAGCCGCCCAGCTCGACCCCCCGGCCAGCGCCGACGAGCGCTGGTGGCAGATGCTGTACGGGAAGGGCCACTACGGATGAGTATTACTGTTTTAGAACCTTTTATTTATTTGCAAACCCCGCTTGGTCTTGCGGAAGCCCATTACCTTTGGGTGCGGGAGTCATTCGAGGTGCCTATAAATTGGGGTTGCTGGCAGTGTGAGACTAAGGAAAATTGGTGGTGGTCCAATCAAGTCGTGCGCCAGACGGAGAGCATTAGCGCTAATCGCGCGCGATATCATTCTCCAATTCATCTTTCAGATGAATTGTTTCTGGAATTGAAGCCGCATATCTTGCGCCATAAAGATTCTCCCTTTTATCCAAGGGCGATATCGTGAAGCGCGCGCTCATAATCGGCGGCGGCTTCGCGGGCTGCGCCGCGGCCCACCAGCTGCACCTCATGCAGGGCTGGGACGTCACGATCGTCGAATCCACCCCGGTCCTGGGCGCCGGGGTGCGCACCATGTGGTGGGGCGGCCACCCGCACACCTTCGGCCCGCGCCACTTTCTCACTCAGAACGCGGCCGTCTGGGCCTACATGGATGGCCTCATCCCTCTTCGGCCAATCCCGGAGCATGAATTCTACACCTACGTCGAGCGCGACAACGCCTTCTACTCCTACCCCATCAATACCGCCGACATCGAGCGGATGCCTGATGCGATGAAAATTGAACAGGAATTATTTGAGGCAGGTTCTCAGGTTATATGTTCGCCCCAAAATCTGGAGGAATATTGGATTAGATACGTGGGGCGTACGCTCTATTCCAAGATGGTCGATGGCTACAACAAGAAGATGTGGGCCGTCGCGGACAACCGCGAGATAGACGACTTCGGCTGGAGCCCGAAGGGCGTGGCGCTCAAGTCCGGTCCGCGCCGAGCCTGGGACAACGCACTCTCTGGCTACCCCTATGCCGCCAACGGCTACGACGACTACTTCGCCATCGCTACGCAATCGGCCAAGGTGCTGCTCAAAACTAAAATCGGATCCATGGATTTAAGAAAGAAGCAGTTTTTCGTAGGTGGAGGGTGGCATATATTTGATTTAATTGTAAATACGATTGCCCCGGATGACTTTTTCATTAGTAAAATCCAAGGCGAGTTACCGTTTATGGGCCGCGATTTCCACCGCATCGTATTGCCGGTGGAGCATGCCCTCCCGGCCAATACCTTTATGCTCTACTACGCCAATAGCGAGCAGTTCACGCGCGTGGTCGAATACAAGAAGTTTACGCGCCATCAGTCCCCGACCACCTTGCTTGGCCTTGAAATACCCAGCCGAAACGGTAAGCACTATCCGATGCCCTTCAAGTCCGAGCAGCACCGCGCCGCCGCCTATCACGCGATGATGCCGCCGGGCGTCTATAGCATCGGGCGCGCCGGCAGCTATCGCTACGGCCTCGACATGGACGACTGCATCGAGCAAGCGATGCAGATGCGCGAGGAGCTCACCCAGGGCGGCCAGGACCACGCGGTGCCGCTCGCCAAGTGGCGCACCATATGATAAATCCAGGACACCCACAGATATATGGCTTTTGTCAGCGCTACTTTAATAAGGTTGTGCTCGACGGATGGGACGCTGTTCGGCTTATTGGGTATGGCGAAACGGCGGTTGATTGCTATTATATTTATTTGAGCCCACGCCGGGGCATCTATTGGTCAAGTGCTGTCGGAGGGCCGGCAACCTTAGACGGCTTACATGGCCAGCAATACATATTATCATCTGAGGGGGAGCATTGGGATAATTATACGCGCCTGGATGGACTGCTTTCGTTAAACGGGGCGCCGCCGGCTGAAAAGTTTTTGTGCGAAATAAACATTAACGATTTTGAGAATCAGCAACCGCGTGGTACTGATGCTTAGGCTGCCCCAAGTCACCCTGCTCGCGGCCGACAACATCAACCCCGGCCTCATGCGCCTGGCACTGGATGATGCCCTCGCGCAGATCGAATTCGGCCAGGTGCTGCTGTTCTCCAACGAGGATTTGCTGGCCGGCTCGGGCGCGCGCCATCGCTACGTGCCCTGGATGGATGCCAAGAAGGTGGGCCCCGAGGAGCTGCTCTGGCGCGTGGCGCCCATTTACATCGAGACCAGCCATGTGCTCAATCTCCATTGGGATGCGGGCGTGCTCAACCCGCGCCAATGGACCGATGACTTCCTCGCCTACGACTACATCGGGGCGCCCTGGTGGTATGGCGACGGGCGCAACGTGGGCAACGGCGGCTTTAGCCTGCGCTCCGCGCGGCTCATGAAGTATCTGTGGGAGAAGCGCCTCCCGGTCATAACGCCGGAGGACGAGACGCTCTGCCGCGGTTACCGGAGAGCATTGGAAGCGAGCGGTTTCCGCTGGGCTCCCGAGGCCCTAGCCGCGCGCTTCGCCTACGAGTGCATCCCCGTGCGCCACGCGACCTTCGGCTTCCACGCCATGCGCAATTGGCCGCGCGCTTACCGTGGCGCGCCGCTTGCGCGCCGCGTCGAGCTCGCGCTTAAGAGCGACCACGTGCGGCGCACCGCCACGCCGGACGACCAGCGACTGCTGGCCCAACTGGGCGAGCAACTCGCGCTGACCTAGAGAGCTTCTCGCCGCGCAGGCCGGTCTTAGGGGAAACCAATCCCCCCGGCCGATAGCGCGGCGGTAAGGCGCGGCTGCCCAAACCAATGGGCGGCGGCACCTCCACTGCACCGCTTACCCTTAACCCGACTATAAAGGAGGTGGCCAATGGCCGCCGCAATCTACAGCACTACCTCGCAGGAAGGCATCGACATCAACTCGGTCTTCCTGCTCGATGTCAAGTCCGCGCCCGAATACCCTGCCCCTCCGTTTCTCGCTGGGGAGCTCGCCTGGGGCACGGATGGCTCGGAGTGGGTCTACTGCACGGCCTCGGTGACCATCGGCTTCGGTAACGTGGTCATCATCGCGGGCACGCCCGGCTCGTGGTCGGTGGCGCCGATTACCAACACCCTCGTGCGCGCGGGCTTTGGCCAGCTGCTCGGCGTGGTGGGCGGCTCCAACGGCTCGATGTTCGTCCCGGCGCCCTCGGGCACCCAGACCGGCTCCTACTTCTGGGTCCAGCGCGCCGGCAACGCGCCGCTGGTACTCGTGGGCCTCTCGGTGGCCGCCAATGCCACGTTGCACTCGTCCACCACCACCGGCGGCCTGGGCGCCACGGGCGGCGCGGGCACCTCGGGCATCGTGGCTGGCATCGTGTTCTCCCAGTCCGCCTTCACGGCTGGGTCGCGATTCAATGCTATCCTCAACTATCCCCTGGCGGGCGCGCTCGACTAACGTAGTCCCGCAACTTAGCGGCGGGCCCTAGGCCCGCCGCCCTTTTTCACCACAGGGAGGAACCATGCCTAAGCCTGCGAATAACTCGGCCGAGCTCTTCGAGTCCGCCATGATGCACGGCCACCAGGGCAATTTGCCCACTGCCATAACCCAGTTGCACCAATGCCTGGTAGCCGACCCGCGCGACGCGCGGGCTTGGAACAATCGCGGGCTCTACCTGCTCCAGCTCGGCCACCCGTTCGACGCCGTCCTTAATATCGATCGCGCCATCGCGCTGGAACCCGTCGCCGAATACTACAACAATCGCGGCGTGGCGCGCGCTGACCTGCAATTGTGGGACGACGCCATCAGCGACTATGGGCTTGCGCTTAAGCTCAAGCCGGGCTTCGGCGAGGCGCTCGTCAACATGGGCAACATCCACAAGGCCCAGGGCCGCAAGGCTCCGGCCCTCGCCGCCTACCGCGAGGCCATAAAGCACAATCCCGAATACGTGGACGGCCACCTCAACCTCTCCTTCATGGAATTGGAGCTGGGCAACTTCGCGGCCGGGTGGCGCGAGTTCGAGTGGCGCTGGAAAAGCTCCCAGCTCGTGCCGCGCGGCCTGCCCTTGCCCGTCTGGGAGGGCGAAAAAGCCAAAGACCCGGACGAGGGCCTCCTGCTCTACACCGAGCAGGGCCACGGCGACGCTATCCATTTCATGCGCTACGCCGCGCTGGCCAAGGAGCGCTGGCGCGGCCGGGTTTACTTAGAAGTCCGCCCCCCGCTCGCGCGCTTGGCCGCGACCATGAAGGGCATCGACGGCGTGGTTTGCTATGGCGAGGCGCTCCCGCCGCGCACCGTTGCCTGTGCGCCGGTGATGAGCTGTCCGCGCATACTGGGCACCACCGTTGAAACCATCCCTGCGGGCGTGCCCTACGTCTTTCCATCGAGGGAGCGTATCGAATCCTGCCAGGACATGATCAAGGCGCTGCCGCCGGGGCTGAGAGTGGGCGCTTGCTGGGCGGGCATGAGCCGCAAGAGCCAGCCCGCCTGCGTGGCCACCGACCAGAGGCGCTCCACGCATCTCAATGATTGGGCTCCCTTAGCCCAGGTGCGCGCGGTCAGCTGGGTTAGCCTCCAGAAGGGCGGCGAGCCCGCCGCCCAGGTGCGCTCCCCGCCCGTGGGTATGACCATAGCCGATGCTACCGACGATTTGGACGATTTCTATGACACCGCGGCCATGATCGCGGGTCTCGACCTCGTGATCTCGGTGGACACCGCAGTGGCCCATGTGGCCGGCGCCTTGGGAGTGCCCACCTGGCTGCTCTCGCGCTACGATGGCTGCTGGCGCTGGCTGGGCAACGCGCCGACCAGCCCCTGGTATCCCACCATGCGCATCTTCGCCCAGCCCGAGCCGGGCGATTGGCGCTCGGTGATGAACCAAGTTCAGGACGAGCTGGTAAAGCTGGTGCGCGCCAGCCGCTACGGCGCCGCGTTGCTCGCAGCCGCCGAATAGCGATGCGCCACGATCTCTTGCTCGCGGGCATAGCCCACGCGCAGGCCAACCTATACATGATGAGGCAACGAATGGCAGACCACCATGAGATCAAGCGCCTGGCCGCGCGCTCGCCCGCGGTTATGGCCGCGCTGGGCGCGCGCGCCGCGCAGCTCAATGCGCGCCTCGACGTCATAGAGAAACGCGGCGGCGCGGCGTTGGACAACAAGTCCGCGCTGCTCGACACCATCGAAGGCAACATCTCCCAGATCGAGGACTACATCAACCAGATGGGCAACAGCCCTTTGGAGGGCTCGCCCGGCGACTCGCTGGGCGCCGCGGACGCCAACGGCGTGCGCATTAACAAGGCAGGAGCTTGAAATGGCAGACATGACTGAATTCAGCGGCCACACCAACATCGACTGGCAAGGCAACGTGGGCATCGCGCGCTACGGCAAGGAGCCCGTGGTCATCTTCTATAACGACTCGGTGCCCAACCCGGCCAAGTCGCGCGAGGCCAACCGCCCGGTGTACGAGGACCAGGTCTTCGTGAAGATCTACCAGCCGGGCGAGGAGCGCTACAATATTGTGGTAAAGCCGGCGACGGCCGATGTGGTGAGGCAGTGGCCGCGCCAGTGGGCCGCCTTCCAGCAGAACAAGACGCATATCCCCGACGGCACCCCGGTGGACCTTATCTACCCCGAGAAGCCCAGCATCGCGCGCACTCTCAAGGCGCATGGCGTCTATACCATGGAGCAGCTCGTGGATCTCTCGGGCGCCGCGATCGACAACATCGGGATGGGCTGCCAGGGCTGGATCAACGAGGCCGAGAAATTCCTCAAGGTGGCCCAGAAGGGCGTGGGCCTGGCCCAGATGCGCAAGGAGCTGGAGGATCGCGACTCGCAAATTCGCACCCTCAACCACAAGATCGACCTCCTCACCGCGGAGGTCGAGCGCATGCGTAGCCAGCCCGCGGGCGCGGGCGCGCTGACTCCCGAGATGATCATCGCCGCTGTCCAGGGCCTGGCTGCGCGCCCGCAGCATCCCGGCGGCCCGGCCATGGTGGGCCCGGAGCACAGCCGCGCCGCGCCCTACGACGCCGCCACCGCCCAGATAAACGCCACCAGTCCCAGCAACGAGCTGGTCCGCCAGCGCCGGGG